GGAGCGGAGAGACACGAAATATTTTTAGTTTCTGCCCACGCAAATCAGCAGTCCAGTTCGGTCGCCACCAATGAAAACGCCGTGTGGAAAGGTGACTGGATTACGACCGGAAACAGATGATTTCTCCACCGAAAACAAGGTTAATTAAAATTAGTCAAAGCTTCATACTATGGCAAAACAACAAACCATCGAGACTTCAATGCTGGCGCGACTGTTGGACGTTACGCCGAATTATATTCTGAAACTGACACAGCAAGGCGTGATTAATCGCGCCATTGACGAGGACGGGAAGGAATTGCGTGGACGTTACTCGCTCTTGGCGATACGGGATTACTGTCGCTGGCTGCGCGCACAGATGAAAATTGGCGATTCTGGCGAGTCGACATACCGGATGCTGCGCAATCAGAAGGTCGGCGCGGACGCGGAAATGGCACAGCTGCGGTTGAAGGAATACAAAGGGCAGCTGCATCACTCGCGCGACGTTGAATTTGTGATGACCAACATGGTGACATTTTTCAAGCAACGCGCTCTGGCTGTGCCGTCGCGGACGGCGCGATTGTGTGTCGGCAAAAAATTCCGGCAGATTTTCGACACGCTTTCAGACGAAATCGCGCTCTGTTTGCGGGAACTTTCCGGATACGACGCCGCCAAATTCGCCGCCGCATCGAGGGCATATCGGGAATCACAGGGCATTGACCTCGAAAGTTTGAATGGCGAAACCGAATCCACAGACGACGAAGCTGTCGGCGGTTGAAAGCGCCGAGCGTGATCGATTTTTCTGGCAGACGGCGAACTACGTCTGCTCGTTCGCTGCGATTGCGCGGCCACCGTCAAAATTAAAGCTGTCCGAATGGGCGGACAGGCATCGCATTCTGTCGAGCGAAAGTTCGGCTGAACCTGGGCAATGGGTGACTTCAAAAGCGCCTTACGAGCGTGAAATCATGGACGCGATCAGCGATCCGTTTTGTCCGCGTGTGGTTGTGCAGAAGGCGTCACAAGTGGGAATCACTGACTCGGCGATTTTAAATCCGGTCGGTTACTTCATGGACGAAGATCCGTGCCCGATTCTGGTCGTGCAGCCGACAATCGAACTGGCGGAAGCGTTCTCCACGGATCGATTGACGCCGATGCTGCGCGACAGCCCAAGGTTGCGGAACAAAGTTTCGGACGTTCGTTCGCGGGATTCGAGCAACACGCTGCGCAGAAAATCTTTCAAAGGCGGCTACGTGGCGCTCGGCGGTGCGAACAGCGCGGCATCGTTGTCCGGTCGTCCGGTGCGCGTGGTGTTGCTGGACGAAGTGGACCGCTATCCGGCCAGCGCAGGGACAGAAGGCAATCCATTGCAGCTGGCGATTGCGCGGACTTCGGCATTCTGGAACCGCAAAATTGTAATCGTATCCAGTCCAGGAATTAAGGGCGTTTCCCACATCGAACGGGAAATGGAGGAAAGCACAAAGGAACACTGGTATCTGCCTTGTCCGGATTGCGGGACAATGCAAATCCTCGAGTGGGACAGAATACGTTTCCGCGATTACACGCACCGCTGTCTTTCGTGTCACGAGCACAACGAAAAACATTTGTGGCTGGCGGGCGAGGGCGAATGGCGGGCGCACACGCCTCGCGGCGGACGGATTTTGACTCGCGGTTTTTATTTGTCGGGCCTCTATAATCCGTGGATCGAATGGGACGTTCTGGTCGCGGAGTTCATGCGAGCGGTTCGCGCCAACGAGGAAGGCGACATCGAGCCATTGAAAGCATTTCGCAATACGCGCCTCGGTCAGTTGCACGACGACACGGGGCAGCGCGTGGAAATCGACCTTTACAAGGATCGCCGCGAAGTTTACGAGCACGAAATTCCAGACGGCGTGCTTGCGTTGACTGCTGGCATTGACGTGGGCGACTACGGATTGAACTACGAAATCGTGGGCTGGGGAAAAGGTCGGGAATCGTGGGGAATCGAATACGGAATCTTGGACGGTGATCCTCGGGAACAGGACGTGTGGGATTTGCTGGACGCGCACGTCTACAAAAGATTTTTCACGACTAGCGACGATAAAAAAATGCGGGTGCGCAAAATCGCAGTCGACTCGGGGCACGCGGCTGATTTCGTTTACGTTTACACGAAAGCGCGGCAACCGCGCTGCATCGCGATCAAAGGCGAAGGCGGTCTCGGCAAACCGTTCATCAAAGGCGCTGGAACATTCACGAAAACAAATCGCGCCCGACTGCAAACGTTGGGCGTTGACAGTGGCAAAGAGGAAATCGTCAACCGACTGATGGTCGACAAACCTGGCGCTGGCTTTTGTCATTTTCCAAAGCTGATGAACGGCGACGCGGCACGCGGCTACGACGAAGAATATTTCAAAGGGCTGACTGCGGAACGACGCATCGTGAAAGCGAAACACGGTTTCCGGACTTACATCTGGACAAAACGATTGTCACAGCGCAACGAGCCATTCGACTGTCGCAATTACGCGCTCGGCGCGATGGCGCTGCCATACTCGGGCATCAAGCTGGACACAATGACGCGGGATTTGTGGACGACTGCGGACACCAAAGCGGAGCAGGCTACCACGCCATTCGGGGCACAGGATCGCCGGATGATGGAAACGCCGGAAGCGATGCGTCAGCAACGGGAAGCGCAGGGCAAACCGCCTAAGTTCGGGGCGCAAAATCGCGGTCTGTTTTAGTAACGTCCGCCTGTATCGCAGGGCATAAAAAGAAGGTTAATTAAATTTAGTCAAAGCTTCATGCCGAGTCATACGGCCGGATATTTTTGCCTGTGGTGCGGCTGGCCCACTCGCATAAAACGTTGCGAGCGATTGCGGATCGGTAGCCGTGGCCACTGGTCTCGCGCTGGATTAACAAGTCCATCACGGCGCGTGGAACTGTGCATTCGAGGCGATAATCGCCGACTCGCGGTCGCCCGCGTCCTCGTTGTGCAATCTTCACCTGCATGGCGCGGACTTTACTCCCGCTGCCAGCGTGGTGGCAATGCAAAATTTTTCGGCTTAGTATTTTTTACGCCTTTTTTTCTGCGGTTTTGTCTGATAGGGTCGCCAGTTTTGGAATGCCGCAGCCAAATGGAATCGCCGTTATCACACCGCGTGACGAAGTCACTGGCGATCCTATCGTGCCTTTCACATGTCCGTGGGCGCAGGACGGTTTACGACGGGCCATGGAAGGCATGGTCGGCACTGGCTCGGGCGTAGAAGGCTACGGCATCGGCAGTCGTTGGGTCCGGTTTCGCACAGCTGCGGAACAGGCTGCGACCGTCGATTACTGGCAGAAAATGGTGGAATACTACTGCGGCGCGGCTGCACTTCCGCCTTGGATGACTGGACGCGACACAGCTTGTCGCATCGTTCCGCGTGACGTATGAAAACGATCAACGGTCACAACGGTCACGCTAAAAGATTTCCGGCTGGCACGATCCTGGACTCTCGCGGCCAGCCATTTTTAAACTCGGCGGTGTTGTCTCCGGTGTTCGGCGGTGGAACAGGCTACGGACAATACGGCGCGAACTTATCAAAAAATGCACTAGCGGGCTGGTTGTTTCGAGGCGGGGACGCCGATCAGGATATCGGCTACAACGCGCAAGTGTTACGAGAACGAAGCCGCGACGCGTTCATGGGCATCCCGCTCGCGGCTGGTGCCATTGAAACGATGGACACTAACGTGATCGGTGAAGGTCTTTATCCTGCGCCTAACGTGGACGGTGAAGCGTTGGGACTGACGCCGGAGGAAACGACCGCGCTGAACAACGAACTGGCGGAAAAATTTGACTGGTGGGCTTGTGATCCTCGGGAGTGCGACTGGGGCGCGCGTGACGATTTCTACACGCTGCAACACACCGCGTTTCAGTCGATGCTCCTTTCTGGCGACTGTCCGATTTTGTTTCCACTGAAAGCGCGACGCGGAAATTTGTTCGAACTGAAACTACGTGTGCTGGAAGCCGACCGGATACGCGATCCGCAATTCGTCGATCCGAACAAAAACATTTTTAACGGCGTGGAACTGGGGCCGGACGGGGAACTTGCTGCGTATCACGTGAGCGAAGTTCATCCGTTGTCGGTGTTGCGGTATCGTTACTACGGAATCACGCAGGGCAAAACTTATCGCGTGGAGCCATTCGGGACTCTGTCGGGTCGGAGAAACATGGTGCTGCTGATACGCCCCGAACGTCCGGAACAACGTCGGGGCGTCCCGATTCTTTCTGTGTGTCTGGAACTGCTGAAACAACTCGGCCGCTATACGGACGCGACGGTGCTCGGCGCGGTGATTCAATCCTACTTCACGGCGTTTATCACGCAGGAATTTCCTGATCCGCAGATCTTTGATTCGCTGCTGACGGAGGAACAGAAGGCGGAAATCTGTAACTTCAATCCATACAACGTGCAGCTTGGCCCAGGCATTGTGAACTTCATGCGGCCTGGGCACGCGGTGAATTTTGCCACGCCCACGCAACCACAATCGACATTCGGCGACTTCACCATTGCGGTTGCGAAATTCGTGGGCGCTGCGGTTGGCGTTCCATACGAAGTCCTGTTAAAACAATACAACGCCAGCTATTCGGCATCACGTGCCGCCCTTCTGGACTTCTGGCGGCGCGTGCGCAAGCATCGGGCGCAAGTGGTGACACAGCTGTGCCAGCCAGCTTACGAGGAATGGCTGACAGACGCCGTTTTGTTAGGCCGTATTGAAAATTTCGCGGGCGACTTCAACGATCCTTATGTGCGACGCGCCATGTTGCGCTGCATTTGGACTGGCAATTCTGCTGGCAGTCTTGATCCACAAAAAGAGGTCGCGGCTGCGGACATGAAAGTGAAAAGCGGTTTCTCGACCATTGAACGCGAATCGATGGAGCTAAACGGGAGCGATTGGCGGGACAATGTGCGACAACAGGCGGTGGAGAAACGGGAGTTCGACGACAGCGACCTAACTTTTCCACCGGATCGCTCAGGCGGCGGCGGTGGCGGGTTCGGTGGCACGCCTTCGCCGCAACGTGGTCAACCAGCTGCGCGGACGCGGCGATTTTCTCGATCCGCGACAGCGTCAAGCGGGAGGCATTATCGATGAAAGAATTTTACAAATTTCGTTGCGCTGCGGATGACGCCGACAGCGCGGAACTTTTGATCTTCGACGCCATCGGCGACTGGGAGGACATGGGCGAAGTCTCGGCGAAAATGTTGGCGCGCGACTTGGCGAAGCTGCCTGCGAGTGTGAAGCGCCTCGACATTCACATCAACAGTCCTGGTGGCTCGTTGTTCGAGGCGTCCGCGATTTATTCGCGCCTCGCCGATCATCGGTCGAAGAAAATGGTTTTTGTGGACGGCCTCGCTGCGAGCGCGGCATCAATCGTGGCGATGGTCGGACACAAAATTTATATCCGCGCAAACGCGCAAATGATGATTCACCTGCCAAGCGGCATTGCCATGGGCAACGCGGACGACATGCGCAAAATGGCTGCTGCGCTCGATAGCGTGACAGAATCGATGCTGAACGTTTACGCGTCGCGGACCGGACAGGAGCGCGACGATATCCGGCAAATGCTTGCCGACGAAACGTGGCTCGCGCCGGACAAAGCGGTGGAACTGGGGTTCGCCGACGAAGTGCGCGGCGTGGTGAAAGCGGCTGCGCAGATCGACGCGACTCGCGCCATATTCAACGGAGCGGAGTTCGATATTTCAAGATTTCATAACCTTCCGGCGTTTCACGCCTACAAACCAAAGGACAAAACCATGCCTAGCAAAGTAAAAAACGAGAAGAAAAAAGACGACGACGAAAACGGAAATGGAAACGGCAATGGCGAAGGTGACGAAGGCAAAGAGGAAACTCAAACGCCGACTCCACCTGCGCAGACGCCGCATCCACAGACGCCAGCAGCGCAACCGACACAACGCACTGATCCTGCGGCAGCGTCGGACTTCGACAAGGGAATTGCTGCCGAGCGCGCTCGAGTGAGCGCGTTGCAAGCGCTGGATCGGCCAGCAACGCACGAGATCATCGTCAACGCGATCAAAGACGGCAAGACGGCCGCCGATGTGACCGCCGCGTGCATCGACGCAATGGACAAAGCGGGGAAGCAAAATGCGCGACGTGAGGACGGGAAAATCCTCGGTCAGATTCCAGGCTCGGAAGGCGGTAACGGCGGGACTGACGACGAGAAAAAAGCTTTTGGCACCTTGATTAAAAACAAGGTGGCCGAGCGACAGAAAACGATGCGGTTCCAACACAGTCGCAACTAACAACGCAGTAGACGAAAGGAAAAATCACTATGCCAATCAAAGGTTCAATCAATCCCTTCACGAATGTGTTGGGGCTGGGCATCCACACCACGTGGAAAATCTACCGCTATCCATTTGAGGATTCGGGCGGTGAAATCATCGGGAACATGAAAGAAGGTTATCTGGTCAAGTTCAACGCCACGGGCGATGCTGTTGCTGGCGCTGTAGCGACTGACGACGCTGCGCTCGGTGGCATCATTGTCGGCCTGCCTGGGCCGGAGGAAGACGAAGCGGTCGCGCCACTGACGGTTGCGGTGGCTGTGCAAGGCGAGTTTAACTACAACCAAGTTCATTACGCGAATGCACACGCGGTTGTTCCGCCTGCGACGCCAGCGCCGATCTCGCCTGCAGGTGTGGCGCGGTTGCGTGAATTAAACATCTTCCTCGATCCTGCCATTCCGGCAGGCGGCTTGCAGCCGTAATTCGCAGTCACCACAACACAAACAGAAGGACAACAAAACTATGGATCCTAACTATGAGCCAGTGACGCTTCTCGAAGCGTTCGAACAGGGGCCACTCGTTCACACATTCCTGCGTGATACATTTTTCGGTGGCCGTGAATTTCCGCCGACGAACATGGTGGAATTTGATTTCAAGCGCGGACGCCGGAAGATGGCACCATTCATTGCGCCGCTGATCGGCGGCAAAATCGTGGAGCGCGAAGGATACGAGACACGGTTCTTCCGTGCGCCTCGTCTCGCGCCAGTTCGTAATTTGCGCGTGCCAGATTTGGAGGCGCGAATGATCGGCGAGACAATCTACAGCGGTCGGACGCCTGCGGATCGCGCTGCGGAACTGCTGGCCGACGACGCGATCATGCTCGACGAAATGATTACTCGTCGGGAGGAATGGATGTGCAGGGAAGTGCTGGTCAACGGAGCAATCACGGTGACTGCCGACCACGGCTACGTGGAGCGGATCAGCTTCCTCGAAAGCGCCTCCGGCGCAGTCGACAACCATTTCACGCCGTTGAACGGCAAATGGGACACGCCGGCCTCGACGCCACTCGGAGATTTCGAGGCGGCGCGGTTGAATCAAATTCGCGTGTCAGGTGTCGCGCCGAACGTGGCGCTGCTTGGAACAACTGCGGCTGCGGCTTTCGTGAACAACGAGAACGTGGCCAAGTTTCTGGACAGCACACGCTTCCAATGGGCGACGGTCGCGCCGATCATCCAAAGTGATTCGGTGGTGCGACTGGGTCGGGTGCCAGGGCTGGAACTTTACACCTACGCCGAATACTTCGAGGACGACCTTGGCCAGCTGTTCCCGATGTTGCCGGACAATCTGGTTCTGCTTGCGTCGACCAACGTGCAGAACAAGATCGTTTACGGCGCATACACGCAGCTCGAGGATGCGAAGGCAAAACGCTACGTGACTTATCAGACCAGCAGGATTCCGTTCGTCTACGGAGACGAGGAAAACGGTCACCTGTTTTATCGTCTGACTTCGTGTCCGTTGCCGATGCCGAACGACATTCTGGCGTTCACGCTGATCGACGCGGTCGATCCGGCGACGACGCTCGACCGTGATCCGACGCGGGTGCCGTATCTGAAACGGCTCGGTGAAGAAAAGGGCGAGCGCGAGGAAGGCGAAGGGCCAGAACTGACCGAGGGCAGCGATCACACGCCACAGGAGGAAAGCGATTCGAAGTTCGGCAAGCTTCCTGGTGGGCGCACTCGCGGCGAGGGTGAAGGCGAGGAATCGGACGGAAACGATACCGACCTCGATTCGATGACCGTCGACGAACTGCGACAGACCGCAGACGACGAAGGCGTGGACATTCCGAGCCACGCAACCAAAGCGGAAATCAAAAAGGCGATCAAGAAAGCGAGGAAAGCCAACCAATAGATCGGAAGGTTAATTAAATTTAGTTAAAGCTTCCTGCCATGAGTTTGCGAGAACAATTCGAGCCGGACCTTTCCAATATTTTCATCAATATTGGCGAGTTTGCGACCGAGCGCGAGTTCCGCATTTCAGACGGGCACGGAGGCTTTACGGTGTTCAAATGTCCTGTGGTTTGGGACAAAGACGCTGTGAGACAACAGCCAATCGTCACGATTCATGGCGTGTTCATGGGCGACGTTCGTTGCTACATCGAACACAAATATTTGCCACGCGCTCCGGTTGCGGGTGAACTGATCTATTCGCCCGCCAACCAGCCGTGGGAAGTCTTGGACTGTGTCGATGCTGAAAGTCTTTACGAATTGGCGCTTTCGGCTTCGCGGTCGCAACCGTCGCAATACGGAAAGAACTGACCAATGGTGGCCCTCACGATCAGCGGCGATCAGATGATAAGACTCGAGAAAGCTGTCGGTCAGATCAAAGACGGCGTGCCGAAAGCGCTGGCCGCTGCGATAAACCGCACACTGAACAAGGGGCGGACAGAAGTGAAACGTGCAATCAGGCAGGACTACTTGATTAAAGCGAAAGACATTCCTGCCAAGGTGCGCGGCGTTAATCCGACGCGACTATACAACGGGCAATTGTTCATCAAAGATACAATGCTCGACTTGAACAAGTTTCCGTTCAGACCACGAACGGTGCAGCGCCGGAAAAACAAAAAGATGTTGTTCGTCCAGGTGAAAACGACAGGCGGCAAACTGATGCCGCACGCATTCGTAGCGGCGATGCCGAGCGGATACGTCGGGCCATTCGAGCGGCGGGACAAACCGAGTCTGCCAATCGACAAGCTGATGGCGATTGCTACAGCGATTATGGCGAGTCAACCACACGTGATGACAACGGTTCGCAAAGCCATGGACGAAACGTTGGACACAGCAATCGGGCAACAAATCAACAGGGCCATGGCGCGAGTGAACAAAAAATGAGTGCACAAAAAATTCTGCTTGCGTTGGCGATCATTGCATTCGTCATCGGCGCGTTGCTTCCGGTAATCGCGCCAGCTGGATCGCCGAGGAACATCAACTGGCTGTGTCTCGGACTGGCGTTCGCTACGGGCGCGTGGTTCGTGACACTGCACTGAACGTATGGGATTAATCCTGCTTATCATTTTGATCCTGCTACTGGTGGGCGCGGTTCCGCGCTGGCCTTACAGTCGGTCGTGGGGTTACGGGCCGAGCGGCATCCTGTTCGTTCTGTTAATCGTCATCATTATCATGCTGCTGCTTGGACACCTCTGATCTATGGGACTTCCTGCGCCAATCACAAATCCGGACTTGGGAGTTCGGACGCTGTCTGCTTTCGACCTCGAGAAAACTCTGGTGGCGTTTATCACGCAAATCTTCACGGACGCATACAGGCTGGACAATCCCAAACTTAACCTGGCGCAGCCGGACACCGTGCCGTTCGATCCGACTGGACGGGCGCAGACGTTGGAACAGAAGGTGCCGCCGCAAGTGGTCAGAGGGCGGGTGCCGCGAACGGTGACAGGCGAAATTGAAGTGGACAAATTGCCGGACGTTCCGGCGATCATTGTGCAGGCTGTGGCTGGCACAGTGGAAAAGGATCAGACCAACGTGACCGTGCGAATTTTGTTGAACGCTTACGACGAAAATCCGGACTCTGGCGGCTACCAGGATTTGACGAACATGGTGGAAGCGCTCTCAATTGCGCTGACCAGCTACGGGCAGGGTGCAATCGACCACGCTTATCCGATCATTCTGCCGATTGAATGGCGACACATCGAGGCGCACACGTTTCCGCATTTCGTCGCGGAAATGACTACACACTGGCAATTACCGAGCGGACGGCCGATGCCGGACTTGACAGAAGGAATGATTCCTGCGGAACAGATCGGGATTCGCACGCAGTTTAATGATTTTCCGGACAATCCGGAAGTCTATCACTTTCCGCCCATCGAATGAAGAAATTAAAAGGACAACTAATTTACGTCGGGCCGATGTTTCCGCAGATCGGCTTGCAGCGCGGTTGCATTTTCCGGAACGGCGTGCACAAAAATTTCTACAAGCTGTTCGAAGTTTGTCCGGCGTTCGCGGAACTGTTTGTGCCAGTGGCAAAATACGCCGCCATCCGTCGAGAACTTGCATTCGACATCGGTCGGCAGATGTGCGGCACCACTGGCAAATACGTTACTTTCTATCGTGAAGTCGAAAGCTGGCTCGCAAAACGAGCGAAGAAAACAAACGAAACAACAAACACAGGAGTAAAAATCCATGCCTAATCTCGGACCTTTTCCACACGGCGTCAGCTGGGCTGACGTTCCTACAAGCGTAATCTCGCCAGTTCCGGCTTACCCAGGAATCAACGTGGTTTTCGGGGCAGCGCCGCTGCATTTGACAAAGGACGGAAAAGATTTCGTCAATGTCCCACGCATTTACAACAGCTACGAGGAAGCGGTGGCCGAACTCGGTTACTCGGATGACTGGGACAAATACGATATCTGCGAGCACATGGATTCTGTGTTCGTGGAGTTCGGCGTTTATCCGGTCATCTACGTGGCCTGCAACGATCCGGAAGCTGGCGCTGTGGCGATCACGCCGAAAACGGTGACGCTGGTCAATGGCCAAGTGGACACACAAGAGGAATTGATTGCGTGGACAATCGTGGTCAAAGATCAAGCGGGCGCGACGACTTACGAGGAAGGAAAAGACTACGTTTTGTCGCACTCGAAAACCAATACGACAATCATTACGCGATTGGCGACAGGGACGATTCCTGCGGACAATTCGCAACTGCAACTCTCAGGGTCAAATCCAAGCACAACGCCGATTACGTCGGACGACATTATCGGCGGCATCGACATTGACACTGGCAAGCGCACCGGACTGGAAGTGATCGAAGACGTTTTCCAAAAGACGGCGCGCGTGCCAGGTGTGATCGTTTGCCCGAAGTTTTCACGCGATCCGATGGTCGCTGCGGCAATGGAAGCGAAAGCGGAGAACATCAACGGTTGTTTTGCCTGCACATGCTTGGTCGACGTGGACGCTTCGGCGGTAACAAAGGCGCAGGACGTGAACGAGTGGAAAACGGTGAACAACATTGTTTTCCCTCGACAGCAATGCTTGTTCGGTCGTCCGGCACTGGTGGGAACAAGCGGGCGCAAGGTATTCAATTTCGCCAGCCAGCAAGGGCCACTGATGCAATGGACAGACACGTATCGCGGGAACGGCCTGCCGTATCATTCGCCATCGAACAAAAACTTGCGCATGAACGCGCTGCTGTTGGATGATGGGAGCGAACTGCCGATGCATCTAATGGACGCCAACATGCTGAACAGTCAGGGTGTGGTGACGGCGCTAAACTGGATCGGCGGCTGGCGTTCGTGGGGCAACCGGACGGCTGCGTATCCGGCCAACTCGGACGTCAAAGACATGTTCATTCCGGTGCGCAGAATGTTTGACTACATCGGAAACACAATCGTGCTGACCATCTGGCAGAAGGTTGACGAGCCTGGAAACCGCAGGCTGATCGACGCAATCGTAAACAGCTTGCAGCTGTGGCTGGACGGTCTGACCAACACGGAAGCGTTGCTCGGTGCGCGGGTGGAATTTCGTCACGACGAAAATCCGACCACGGAAATTCTGAACGGCCACTACGTGTTTCACGTTTACATCGCTGTGCCGACACCTGCGGAGTGGCTCGATTTTCGGATCGAATACTGGATTCCCTACATTCAGCAATTGTGGCCGGCGGACGACCAGCTGGAATCTTAACAACGGAAGGTTAACTAAAATTAGTCAAAGCTAAAACGGAGGCGAAAACAAAATGCAAATTCCAAATCACGTAGCGAACTACTCGATCTTCAAAGACGGTCGTCGGCTGATCGGACTGGCCGATGTGACTCTGGCCAACATGCAGAACTTGAACGACACGCTGAAAGGGTCGGGCATCTTCGGTGAAATCGAAATGCCTGTGCAGGCGCACTTCCAGTCGATGACGGTGACGCTTAACTGGCTGACAGTCGTGGACGACGCGCTGCTGGCGTCGATACAGGACGGCGCACAGCTGGACGCGTGGGCGGCGCATCAATTGCACGACAGTGGAACGAACAGGATCATTCACAACGGCTGGCGTTATGTGATGGGAACCGCGCCGAAAAGTTTTAATCTCGGCAAACTCGAGGTCGGAGCGAAGGGCGAAGCGGTGTCGGAATACGAACTGATTTCGGTTCGCATCTTCCGCAACGACCGCATCGTGGCGGAGATCGACAAGGAAAACGCCATCTGCCGCTGGTGGAACGGCGTGCAACTTGTGGACAGTGCTGCGCGCATCCGGCAACTAATTGGTTTGTAAAGTCCTAATCCTTCGGCGTATGGTCTCGGACTATGCAAACCAACGACCAAACAGAAACAGAAGTCGCCGAGACTAATCGTCTTGCGGGAAACACAGAGCACGAAGCCAAAGAGTTCCGAGAAATCGCAGTCGAATCGCCACAGCCTCCGTGGCATTTGAAGATCGAGCCTCCGGTCGAGTTCGACGGCGAGAAATACAAGGAACTTGTTTTCGACTTCGATGCGATGATCGGCAAAGATTTTGTGCGAGCGGAGCGCACGTTCACTCGCATCTACAAGCCGGACAAGAACGAAACCGCCGTGCTGCCGGAAATGAAACACGAATATCAGTGCGTCTTGGCAGCGCAAGTGGCGGACGTTCCAATCGGTGTAATCTATAAACTTCCTCGGCGGTATTACATTCCGCTGCGGCTACAAGTTTTAAAAGCCTGTGGCAGCTCGCCGGACGAGGACAAAGCGTAACCGCGCTCCTACGCTCGATCACGATGCGTTTGGCGCGAGCCGGATGCGGCGGCGTCGACTACTGGATGGGGCTGCCTATCGACGAACTCTCGCGGTGCTTGCTGGAACTGGTCGAACAGCTGAAAGCCGAAGCCGATGCCGAACAGAATGTGAGGTGAAAATATAAAATGGCTGCTGCTGGTCACCGAGAGTTTGAATGGATCATATCGGTCGGCGCGAAGTTACAGGCGAACTTTCGCGGCGTGATGCAGGCGGCTACAAATCGCCTCGCCAAACTGAAATCGACTGCGCTGTCGATGGGAAAAACCATCGGCTTGTCGCTTGTCGGAGGGATTGCAGGCGCGTTCGCCGGATTCGCAATCGCCGACATTTTCAAGTCGATCTTCGGCGGGGCGATAGAACAGGCAGTCGAAGCGCGGCACCGCACACGCGAACTAGGTGCCGCGCTGATGAAAAACATCGAGATCGCCAAAGGCGGTGAAGTGATGGCCATGCGCCAGCTGGATTTGATCTACAGACAAGTCGACGCGCTCAAAGAACAGGGCGTGATTTCCGAGGACATGTATAAGCAGACCGCCGTGACGCTCGCGGAAATCGGCGTGCCGACACAGCAAATCATCGACTCATTGGAACCAATGGGCGATTTGATTGCGCAGCTCAAAGGGGTCAAAGCGAGCGAGGGCGATTTCGTCGAACTGTCAAACGCTATGGGTCGCGCAATTAACACGGGGCAACTGCGGCCACTGCGACAATACATCAAAGATTTGACCACGGCAGACCAGATTCAATTCAAAGCGCTGGCGACGCGGGATGAACAATGGAAATTCCTTATCGACAAAATGAAATACGCTCGCGGCGCGAACATCCGCGAGGGCAAGACCGAGGAAGGAACAGCGAAGCGGTTGCAGAACAGAATGCAACAACTGCGCGAGGAAATCGGTTACAAGCTATTGCCGATACAGGCAAAGATGGCGGAACTCTGGATGAAAATTTTGTCGGGGCCGATCCAGCCAGCGATTCTGCGGACACTGGACGCAATCGGCAAAGCTTTCGACTGGGTGGTCGACCTGCTTTACGAATGCAACAAAGCGGCTGGCGAAGGCGAAGGCGGACTCTTGAGCACGCTTGCGAACCTTGGAAAGACCATCGGCGAATTGGTTGCGTCACTCTGGAATTTGGGCGCGGCGCTGCTCGGGTTCGACACCAAAGATTCCGTGTCGGCAGTCGATCTTTTGAAGGGCGCAATCAAGCTGCTGAACTGGGAACTGAAAAACGAAATCTGGATTTTGCAAAAGGTTGTCTGGCTGCTGAAACAAATGCGTGCTGTGATTCCGAGTCCGCAAGACCTTAATCCGTTAAAGCCTTCCAACTGGTTGAAGCCGACTCCAATGGCGCGTGGACTGTGGAAAGGAATGGGAAGTCTGTTCGGCGGCGCGTGGAACGCTATCGGTCAAATCGGTGGCGGCGGTGGCGGCGGCGGTGGCGGCGGTCTGCCAGCTGGCGCGGGTGCTGGCGGCGCGACATACACGCCGACTGCGGCACAGGTGGCCGGAACTGCGGACTTGAATCTCGCTGCGCAACGTGCGGCGCTGGCAAACGAATTGAAGGATCCTGCGGTCGCGGCGCGGTTTTATTCCAACATGCAGACAGAAGTCGGTGCGGGCAATCCTGCTCGGGCACAGGCTTACATGGAAACGGTTTTCAACCGTGCGCTGGCTCGCAACAAATCGCTAATGGCGACAATCTCTGACACTGGCTATTATCCGGCGGTCAGTCTGCAAAACCAAAACGTCAGCAAAAAGAACATTGAAGCTTACAACGCGCTGCTGGATCAAGTCGTCGCGGGCAGCAACATTTCTGATTACGCCACAGGAAACGAGAGCGGCAACGTTCACTCCGGCGGTGCGCACGTTAGTTTCGCTTCGGGCGGTGAACGGTTTGTGCATGAAAATGCCGACGTTGCTTGGATTCGTCGGCAGAAACGACTTGCGGAACAAACGCCAGCGGTCGCGGCTGGTGGCGGTGCGCCTTACTACCTCGCAGCGGCTCGCGGGATGCAGCTCGGCGGCGTGGTCAGCGGATTGACCAGCGCAATCCTCGGCGAGCGCGGGCCGGAGGCTGTCATTCCGTTGGGCGGCGGTCGCCGCGCGACTGGACTTCTGGATTTCGCGTCACGCGCTCTTGGCTTTGGCGGGATCGGCGGCGGAACTCGCAACCATTTAAATTTCATGCCGAACATTACGATCCACGGCAACGCTGGCGAAATGGAACAGCGGGCCATGGACTCGCGGCTGCGCGATTTGGCGCGGGACTTTATCAACCAATTTGTTCGTGCGCAGACACAGGAACGGCGACTAAGCTTCGACTCGGGTTATGGCTAACATCGACATTCCAACTCCTGGTGGGATTCCGGACTTTGTTCCGGTGCCGATGCTATCGGTCGCGCCATTGCCGGTTGCTAAGACGGGACGCATCTACGTCACGACACAAGGCGACTGGTGGGATTTGATTGCGCTGCGGGTCTACGGAATGAAACGCGGCGACGACCATCTTATGCACAAGCTGATCGAAGCGAATTACGTGCTGCGCGACATTTCAAACTTTCCGGCGGGCGTGGCTGTGATGGTGCCGGACGTTCCGGTGCGGACGGAAATTCCGCTTGTGCCGTGGAAATCGGCTTACATCGGGACTTCGCCATGAAACGCGCTAGGATCGTTTTAAATTGGTTTTGTGTGTGTCGGTGCAGTGGTGCATCAGGTCAGGGTGACAAAACGATTCTAGGACAATCGTGGCGCGATTGTGGCGGGTTCTGGAATCGGCTTCGTTGTCTGTTTTGGATTCGGAGGAATCTAAAATGATTACACAAGTCCGCGCTGCGCGTCCGGCGATCATTCTCGGTGGAAAAGATTATTACAGTCAGCTTGCGCCGTATCTTTTGAACTTGATTTATCAGGACAATTGCGACGGCGAGAAGGCGGACGACTTGCAATTCCAGCTGGCCGACCGCGACCGCAAATTCATCAACGAATGGATGCCGGACTTGGGAACAACGCTGGACGTTCAGATCATCGCGGAACGCTGGTTCGCGCCGAACGCTTCGCCGCTGATTCTGGACTGCGGCTCGTTCTGGATTGACGAAGTGGAGTTCGATCTTCCGCAGCATACGGTATCGGTGAAAGCGTGCAGCTTGCCGACGACCGCACACTTGAAAGTGAACAACGAGGCGCGGCACTGGGAACAGACTGACTTGCTTAAAATCGTGACGCAAATCTCGCAGGAAAACGGTCTGGACGCGCCGATATGGGAAAGCAAATATCTGCCGCAATACGCGAACGTGGAACAGAACAACGAGAGCGCTTTGTCGTTCATCAAAAAACGGGCACAGGAAGCGAAGCTGGCAATCAAAGTCCATCGCAACCGGATCGTGGTATTCGACGAGGAAGATTACGAGGCGAAACTACAGGACTTCGAAGTGATCTACGGCCAAGCGGCTGCGGCTGGCGGCAAAAGTTTTCGCATGGAAGCGGCGCAGTTCATGGTCAAAAACATGGACACGCAACACATGGCGACGGTGTCGCACTTGAATCCGGACACAGGGAAAAATACGCAGGGAGTTTTCACAGGCGAAGGAACAACGGGGCAGACTTCTCCGTCGCGCTCGAGTTTGCTCGGCGGCGGCCAGACCAACTGGAAACAGCACGTGCCGATGAATCCGGAACAGGGCGAGAACGGCGACGGGGAAGGCGAGAACGGCGACGGGGAAGGCGAACTGGTGCTGCTGACGGAAGGCGGCGTGTCGGCTTGGAACGACAACACACCTGGTGGAATGCGCAAAGCGAAAGCGGTGGTGCGCGACGCCAACAAAGATCGTGTGCGCGGCATCATCAAGATGGGTCTCGGCAATCCGCTGGTCGCAGCGGGATCGACTTGCAACGTGGTCGGCTGCGGACAGTTCGACGGCAAATGGTTCGTGGAAAGCGTGCAACACGAGCTGGCGGAAATGTATAACACCACGCTAAACGTGCGACGCTGCTTGACTGGCTACTGAACTATGGGACGCAAAAATTTACTCTCGGACACGGACTACACCAGCGGTCACGACAATCGCTACGGTGCGACGGTGCTGATGGGATTTGTCTCCAAGATCGAATGCACGGACAAACGCTCGAGCGTGCGGGTGATTTTGCCGGACAGACTGGATCATCAGGACAATCCGGTCATCACGAAACCTGTTCCGGTGTTGCAAGTGGCGAGCGCGGCAAAGAAAAGTTTTTGTGTGCCGCGACTGGGCGACACGGTGGCATTAATGAAAATGCCAAACTCGACCAGCGATTATTTTGTGATCGGGAGTTTTTACACGCCGCGCAATCCGCCGCCTGTGTCTGATCCGATGCTGGATCACACCACCTACGACGACGGGTCGATCATGGAGTTCAACGCCTCCAACGGCACGCTGACCTGGAAACTGAAAGGCGACGTTCTATGGACCAACGAGAAGGGCGCGACGCTGAAATTTAAGGAAGCGGTGACGATTGAAACGGATGGCGACGTAAACATCAAGCCAGTGGGCGGGAGCGTGAACATCGAGGCAGGCGGACTGATTTCCCTCAAAGGGACGATGAAATTCGAAGGCAACATCGATCATACTGGCAACATGGTGACGCATGGGACGCACACGGACAATCTCGGGCATCACACCAGTTCGCAGCGGGACGAACGGATTGACCAACTGGAAAAACGTGTGGCCAGATTGGAGCGAATCATTGAAACTCTGACCGGAGGACAACAGCTTTAATTAAATTTAGTCAAAGCTTCATACCATGACGGAAGGAATTTACGGAGCGATCATTTTCGGGAAAGCGCAAGGCCGCATAATGACCTTCGAGGACATTCAGCGCCGATACACTGGGCGCTTCGGTTCGCACATGGTTCATTTGCAAAAACCGCTTCTGGAATGGGCTGGAAACGATTTGATCGAACTGCGAATGAAAGTGAATCTGAACGCTGCGTGGTGCGGGAATCCGCTGCCGCTGTTGGCGGAATGGCATCGCTTTCACGAGGACGCTCTGGCTGCGCCACTCTTGGTCGGCGGTCAGCCAATGGCAGGCGGTCAATCGCTTTTTGTGATTACGAACATGGAGGAATCGCACAAACACTGGCTGCGCGGCGGTCGACTGATTGCGGTCGAACTGGCAATCGAATTCAAAGAATACATACCGACGACTGCGGACACGGTTTTCTTATACGGAACATCGGGCTTCGTGACTGGACTTTTGACTACACCGCAGATTGTGCCGCCACTTTTGCCAACAGGATAAGGTTATGCCAAGCATCGGGACAAATCCGCCGCCGCCAGTTCCACCTGGCTCGACGCCTCCGAAAATTATTAAGGACACGCCGCCTGTTCCGATTACGTCGAAATTCGTGGGCGCGATTCCGAACACGGGCGCGAACTGGCGATTGCAGTTCTGCGACGCGGACGGGACGCCGCTGAACATGAGTTCATTCGAGGCCATCGACTTCGGGGCGATCAGCTGGAAAGAAATTTTCCAGAACATCAAAACGATTCTGGCGACGCCGCTTTATTCGGCTGCGCTCGAGCGCACACTTGGAATCGACTCGCGGATTGTGGACTTGCCAATTCTGGAAGCGAGCCAAAAAGTGGTGGCAATTCTGGACGCGGTCGCGCGTTGGGAAAACCGCTGCGAGATTTTGAAAATCGACTTCGATTATGCCGACGCGCTGGCCGGACACGTTGGGGTGATTTTGAAGCTGAACATTCATCCTGTGATTTGGGGAACAGGCGTGCCTTACACGGCGCAAAATGTTTTCGCTACGCCGGACAAAGTAAAGCAATCGCCGCCAGTGATTCAGTCGAAGGAAATTCCTGGCCCACCTGGGCCTCCTGGGGCGACTGGACAACGCGGGTCGCTCTGGTTCAGCGGATCGTCTTCGCCGCCTTCGGGCGACATGGTTCCAATCGTGATACAAGGTCAATCGCATGGCGTGCAAGGACCGCAGGGCGAAGAAGGTCAGCGCGGGTTTGTGTGGCTGACTGGCGCGGGCGATCCGGTGACGCCGCTCAAAAACGACATGTATCTGAACTCGACAAACGGTGACGTCTGGCAGTTCGACGGCACAACGTGGAGGCGCACCACACAATGAGTTGGGAACAAGTGGGCAACATTCGCGGGCCGCAGGGAATACCTGGGCCTCCAGGTGGGACTGTGGTCGAGGGAACACAATTCATCATCGGCGAGATTCCCACAGGCGCGTTGAACTCGATTAATAAGATTTTTACGGCCGCAAATCCGTTCGCGCCGAACTCGCTCGAGGTATTTTTAAACGGGCTGCGCCAGCGACGTTCAGATGATTATGACGAAATCAGCAGCACACAATTTCAATTCGTTGCTGCGCCGAGGGCGAGCGATTCAATTTCGATTGACTACGTGCTTCCGTCGCCTGTGCTGGTGCCAGTCATCGGCGAGATTCCGGTCGGTTCGATCAACGGGAGCAACAAAGCGTTTTCGACTGCTTACGTTTACGCGCCGAACATGCTGGCGGTGTTCCTGTGCGGTCTGCGGTTGCGCCGGAGCGATGATTATTCGGAGACTGGCGCACAGTCATTTCAGCTTGTAGCTGCGCCGCTGGTCGGTGATACACTCTCGGTCGATTACTTCCAACCATGAACACACAAATTCGCGGCTCCACGCAAATCTTCGATACTTCGATTCCGTATTCGAAATTCTCGGACGCGCTGATAAAAGCAGACGGCATAATTCCGATGGCTGCGACGCTGAAAATGTCGAGTGCGCCGCCGACGAATCCGCTGGCAAATGTAAACTTTATTCAGAACGTCAAAGATCCCGTCAACTTGCAGGACGCTGCGACGAAAGCTTACGTCGACGCTGCGGTGGCGGCTGTGGTAAGTTCATCGCTGACTGCCAAAGCTGCGACGACTGCTAACATCACGCTTGCAAATACGCAGACAGTCGACGGTGTCGCGCTCGCCGCGAACGACGTTTGCTTGGTCAAAAATCAGTCGACCAACTCACAGAACGGCGTTTATCGCGTGATCTCCGGCGGGCCATGGCAACGCGTCACAGGCATGGACACTTGGGCGGAAGTGCCAGGCGCAATCGTCAGCGTGCAACAGGGAACGGTGAACGGCGACACGCTGTGGTTATCGGTCGCGGACGCGGGCGGAACACTTGAGACAACCGCGATCACGTTCACGCAAGTGCCAGGGCCGACCGACATAATCGCTGGCGCTGGACTGACGCGAACAGGACAACAGATCGACGTGATCGCTGCGGACAGTTCACTCACGATTAACGCCAACGACATTGCGGTGCATCTGGCAACCAACGCGGGATTGGTTCTCGCCGGCGGCGGCGGTGGAATCGCAATCAATCCGGATGCGAACTCGTTGTCGCTGTCGAGCAATTTGCTGGCGGTAAAGTTGAATGCAGGAGGCGCGATTGCTAGTGGCTCGAGCGGTCTGGCTGTGAATGTGGACAACACTTCAATCTACATTGTCGGCAATCAGCTGGCGGTGAAAGCCGGTTTCCCGACCGGACGCCTTGTTACGCGGGAAACGCCGAGCGGAACGATTAACGGAACCAACACGGCTTTTTCGCTTGCGACCGCGCCGAATCCTGTGGGCTGCGAACAAATTTATTTGAACGGGATTTTGCTGAACGGCGGCGCGGGCAATGATTACACAATCGCTGGCGCATCAATCACTTTTGCGACTGCGCCTTCGAGCGGCGATGTGCTGCTCGCTATTTACTGGAAATAATTTTATGCCACTCACACAAGTCAGAGGCGGACAAGTGCAGGACGGTTCGATCCAGCGCGTGGACCTCGATGTGTCGACTCCTGGTCAGTCGGTGATTCGCAAGGCAATTGCTGGCAATGGAATTTCTATCGGTTACGACGGCGCGGACGCTGGCACAGGCGACGTAACAGTGAACATGGCTGCGATTGCTCCAGGTTCGATCCTCGGCAATATAACAGGTGCGCCGCAACCTCCAGTGCCAATCACTTCGTGGGCGAATCCGTCGTGGCTGACTTCTCTTGCGTGGACAAAGATTACTGGCGTTCCGTCGTTTGAACCTGCGCTCGGCAATCCGGCTGCGAACGGTTACATTTTATCTTCGTCGGCTGCGGGTGCGCGTTCGTGGATTCCTGCGCCGAGCGGTGGCGGAACAATCACGCTGACAGGCGACGTGACAGGCAGCGGAACAACGAGCATCGCCACCACGATTGCAGCGAACTCGGTGGGTGCGTCGGAAATTGTAGCAAACTCAATCGGTGCGAGCGAAATCAACAACACGCAGGATTTGGGGCTGGCGATTTTGCAGACCATCAAGATTCCTGTTTCTGCCACAGCTGATTGCCAGACTGTCTTAGGACTTTATCGAAACTCTAGTGGCACAGCGGCAGCGGGTTTCGGTTCGCGGATCGAACTCGGCGCGAGCAGTGATACGACTCCGAACAGGGGTCAATGTCTAATCCAATCTCGTTGGAGCGTGGCTGCTGATGCGACTCGTGCTGCCACAATGGATTTATTCTGCACGCAGGGCAACGGACTTTACGGAACGGCTGTGATGTCGCTTTACTCGAGCAAGGGTGTCGGTCTTAACGGCGCGGCTGATCCAGGTGCGGGATTTGTGAACGTGCCAAGCGCTGGCGGGTTCAAAATCAACAACGTCAACATTTGGGCACTGCCGGATTCGGCACAGGGCGCGCCTGTCACGACGGCGGGAACGACCAGCACAGTCGGCGTTATGGCTGGCGTCGGTCAATACATCACGCCAGCAAAAGGCGGCAAGGTTCTGGCGCTTGCGATGGGTTACGCGCAAATGGACACTGTCAATCGCATTGTGATGGGCGGCTTCCGATATGGCACAGGAACAAAACCAACTCACGGCGCGGCAACGACTGGCACTGATCCTGGCTCTGGCACATGGGCGTTTTACGCTGCTGTAGCCAATCAATACGCACCGTTCTGCGCGGTCGCTGTGCTTACAGGCTTGACGGTGGGCACGCAATATTGGTTCGATCAGTGGTATGGCGGGAACGGTGGCACAGTCAAACTATACTCGGTCGCTATATCATTGATCGAATTTTGAAAGGAAACCATGAACATCGAACAACGCATCACAGAACTAAAAGCTGAACTGCACGACTTAACGAAACGTCACGACGCGATCATCGCGGAACATAACCGGACGGAACAGGAATTTAACACGGCCATTGTTCAGAGCCAGAATCGTTATCAACAGCTCGCGGGCGCGATTGCGGAACTGGAACTGATGCAGCGCGAGAAAAGCGCGACGGCAAACGGCGAAGTGACGCGGCCAAAAAACAGACTGGCTCGATGATTACGCTACTGGCAATCGTTACTGCACAGGGAACGGATCATCTTCCAATCTGGCCGAACCGCGTGTTCAACGTGGTTTCGTGTGTGACGGTCTGGATGCTTGCGCTGTTCGTTAGCTATTGGAAGGCGCATCCGAAATATTTCACGTTTGCCGACTGGTGGCGCGACGACAGGATGCGGTTCGTCGGCGGTTGTGTGATTACGGTTGCGCTTGTGATTTTGAAAGCGACTTCGTCGACCGTCGATGACGTTTTGAAATTGCTCGGCTTCCAAGTGTCGAATACTTCCGGCGTGGCTTATGGCTTCGCCATTGCAACGTTCCTGTTGGGACTTAAACCAGTTCAAAAAACAAATGGCAAAACGCAAACATAAAGCAGCGCAAATCGAATCGGAGTGGGTTCTGGAACTCTTGCTGGAACTCGACGTGCCGATCTTTTACACGCCGGACGTAGGCGAGGAAGGCGACGGCTACGTGGCATTCATCAGCAACTTGGACGTTTGCACGGACGGGACTGGTCCGCATCATGGCGATGAAACGCCACAGGACGAAACGGCTTACTACAACGGCGGCAAATTTCTTAATGCGGACAAAGACAAATACATCGTTATCCCGCCGCAGATTCGCTCGATGGTCGGGCCAACGGTGATGGGTTGTCAGGCGCGGTTGACTCGTTTGGACAGTGGAATTTGGAGCGCGGCAATGACCGGAGAAATCGGGCCGGACGAAAAGACTGGCGAAGCGGCTTACTGTCTGGCGCGGGAATTAAATCCGGAGGTCTCGGCGAACAACGGTGATTCGCGCCGGATTTATCTTTACGAACTTTGGCCTGGCATTCCAGCGATTGTCGATGGTAAACAATACAAACTTGAGCCAGCGTGATGGAAGGTTAATTAAATTTAGTCAAAGCTTATGGCAAACGGAACAAACGTCGGAGCGCCGGAATACGGACTGGATTTTGTGCCGGATATCGATTTCGCGGTAAAGGATCCAACCGTCATCGAATCGGAAGTGATCGCGGATTACGAGAGCGCGTTCAAAACGCTGACTGGAATTGCGAAAACGCTGGCACCAGGTGATCCGGTGCGGTTGTTTTTACTTGTGGTCTGTCACTGGCTGTCGCACCAGCGGACGATTATCGATTTTACCGGAAAAGAAAATTTGTTGAAATATTCTCACGGCGATTACTTGGACAATCTCGGGGCGTTGTATGGCCAGCGCGCCTTGCGGTTGCAGGCGTCGCCCGCGCTGACGACATTGCGCTTCACGCTGACTACGCCTTTATCATTCTCGGCAACGATACCAAAAGGAACACAAGTGGCTGCGCCAAGCGGTGTGCTTTTCGAGACGTTGACAGACGGGACAATCGCGGCGGGAGCGTTGAATCTTTTTGTCGATGTGCCAGCGCAAGCGCTGCTCGAGGGAACGATTGGCAACGGCTTCGCCGCAGGGCAACTCAATCAGCTGGTGAACTGGAACCAGCAATGGGCGGTATCGGTGGCGAACACGACCGAGACTGCGGGCGGGAGCGACGAAGAAACAGACGACCAATATCGCTATCGCCTCTGGCTGGCCATTGAATCGTTCTCGACTTGCGGTCCTCGGGATGCTTACGAATTTTGGGCGTTGTCAGCGTCGCCGGACATTATCCAAGCGCAGATTTATTCCGCGCCGGACATTGCGGGCGAAGTCTGGATTTATCCGCTCTTAAAAGGCGGTGTGCTGCCGACACAGGACATTCTCGATAAAGTGCAGGCGACTTGTTCGGCTGATACGGTGCGTCCGGTGACGGATTTCGTGACGGCGAAAGTGGCGACGGCAGTCAATTTCACTCTGGACATGGACTACTACGTGCTGTCGTCGAACGAAGTTTTACTGGCTCAAATACAGGCCAACGTGCAACAGGCGGTGACGGACTGGATTTTGTGGCAGCACAGCTACATTTCGCGTGACATTATCGTGGACGAACTGCGGAAACGCTGTCTTGAGGCGGGCGCAAAACGGATCGTGGTGCGCCAGCCGACACCGGATTTTCAGATCATGGGTTACAACCAGCTTGCAATCTGCACGACTGTGCCGCCTGCGGGAATTAACTTTGCCGGATTCGAGGACGCATGAGTTCACTCCTACGCGATACAAAAATCATCGAGCTGTGCACGCAGTCGATTAATTACGACGCGCAAGTGCAAAGCGGTTGCGAGGCGTTCGACCCGCAAATGGTGGAGATCATCGACGACACAGGACAAGTGATAATGATTCCGAACATCATGGGATTGACCAACTCGGATTTGGTCGACGCGCTGGCGTGGCAGTTTCATGTGGACTTTTATGATCCGACTGCGGACTTGGAATTTCGAAAACAGCTGGTGCAACTGTCGATTGTCTGGCATATGACCAAAGGAACGGTGTCGCTGGTGGAGGAAGTGATAAACACCTACTGGCACGGCGGCGCGACTTTGCAGGAGTGGTTTCAATACAAAAATCCGTTTCCGCCGAATTACCCGACTGTGAGCGTGGACGCGCAGCTCGGTTTCATTCCTCCGGCGTCGGTCAATGTTTCGACGAACACAATCACGATTACGGCACACGGACTGGCCAATAACAACCAGGTGCGTTTCGTGGTTGGCTCGTTTGCGGTCGGCGGTCGGCTTCCGACGCCGCTTGTGGCTGGCGTGTTTTACTGGGCTGCGAACGTGACAGCGAACACATTTCAGCTGCGTCCGGCTGCTGGCGGGTCTGTGATCGATCTTCTGGATCAGGGCGTCGGCGGTTCCAACTCCTGCTGGAAACGCGGCACTGGCAGCTGGCACGACCGCTACCGTTTCATGGTGATGGTCGACCAGACTGTGATTAATCCGAGCGACGAAGCGAAAGTGCTTCAACTGATTAATCGCTACAAGCCAGTCAGTCGATGGTGCGAGGCGATTGTTTATTCACGCGCCAGCCAATGCAATATCGGATGGGCTGGAATGCTGTTGCGGTTCATCTACAGGACAAGCGAAAAACCGAGGAATTACCCATGAGTTTAGCACAACAAGTTTTTACTGATGCAGGCAAATCGATGCTCGGTCGCGCACAGGCCAGCGAGACATTGACGATTTCAAAAATTGTTTTGGGCGACGGGAGCGCAAGTCAGGACAGCGATTACTTCGGGCGCACGACGCTGTTCAACAAACGAATGGACGTCACAATTACGTCGAAGACCGACCTCGGCGGCGGCGTGCTTCTGGTGGAAGGATCGTTTCTCTCGAGCGCTGCGCCAGCTGCATTTCAGCTGCGCGAACTGGGAATCCAAGCGCACATCGGCGCGGAGGCTGATCGGCTTTACTGCGCGTCGAACGTTTACACTGATCCACCGGACACGATCGATCCGTCCAGTCCGAGCGTGCAGGCGTTCAAAATCAAACTGATTGTCGACCGGATTCCGAGCGCACAGCTGGTCATACAGATCGGGCCGACTGAAAATATTACGGGCGAAAACGTGGGATCATCTGCGAACGGGCCAGGATGGTTCAAAGAGGCGGTTGCAAATCTGATGCGCTTCAAGCGTGCAAAGGCTGGCGCTGGAATTTCAATCGTGGAGGATGCCAGCGGCGATTTCATTACCATAGCGGAAAAGCAGCTGACGCAAAATTTCGATCTTTACGTGCCAGCAAACAATCCGGATTACGTGGCGGGGCCGAACACTGCTGTCTTCGCGGACATACAAGCGGCACACGATTATCTTTTGCAGTTCCGGATTCCGGCGAACATCACGGCCACGATTCACGTTCACGAATTGAATCACGCCATAATGAATTTCGGCGCAGGCGGAACTTCGATTGCGTTTTCGCATCCGGACTCGAAACAGATTGCGCTGATCGGCGAGGCGCGGGTCGACAAGGCGGTGACAAAAATCCAGTGGGTCAGCAACACACAAAAAGATGTGACTTGCACAGACGTAACGGGTCTCGCTGTGGGAATGTATGTCTGGCTCGCGCTCAGTCCTGGTTACGGCGGCGGCTGCCAGATTGCCAGCGTCAACACATCGACAAAAGTGGTGCGCGTGAACATCTGGAATCAGAGCGGCAAAGCGCCTTACAACACGCTGGACACGAACGCGAATCGGTTGTCGTATCTGCCGACGAAACTGCAAATCAGTCCGAATCCGACTGTGCTCGGACAGGGAATCAGCTGTCCGAATGGCATCCAGAGCATTCAAAACATTCTGGTGATCGGACATTCCAACGCCAATCTGTCGAACACATATGACCAGATCAATTACCTATCATACGCGTTCACGCCGAACAGCGGTTCATTGATTAATTGCATGGCGGTCAATGCGCGGCGGGGTCTAAGCGGTGGGACTGGCGCGGTGTCTCTTAGCGGTGACTGTGTGTTCGCCAACTGCGGTTTCGGGATCGTTGGCGGTTCGCAAACATTGGCATACTACGACGCCTACACTTACATCAACGGCTGCGGACAAGGCGTGCTGTCCGGTGGCACATTCGCGCTCGGTTCGATTGTGGCGGGCAACAACAACACACAAGTCTGGCTGAACCATAATCTTTACGGCGCGAACATTACGGGCGGTGTAGGTTTGATCGGCGGCACATGGTGGGTCATCAACAACTGGACTGGGATACAGGCGACATCGGTAGGAAGCATCAGTCTCGGCGCTGGCTACGGCTCGTTTCTTTTGAACAACACGATTGACATTCGCGCCCAGGGGCAAAGCTACGTCCGATACGACCGTTGGGAATTGCAGATGCCGACTTGCGATCCGGCTGTGCATCAGATCACGCCACCTCCGGCGGGCGCGGATTATTCCTACGAGGGCATCGGCAACCAAAACGCCTGCATCTACGTGCTGGACACAGGCAGCGGCACGCGAATGGGCGCTCCGGAACTGACAGGCTCGGACAAAGATTTCCACGACAGGGCGATGCTGATGCTATCGGAGAACAGCGCGGCTAACGAGAACTTGACAAGCGAAGGTTAATTAAATTTAGTCAAAGCTTTTCAATGAAAACCAAATCTGCGAAAGCGCCGCGCCGCGCCGCGCCCTCGATGACGCGGGCGGCGGGCGGTGCTAACGGCGGTCACGAAATCGAATACTGGACGCCGGACGATCTTGAGCCATACGCACGCAATCCGAACATTCATCCGGAGGAACAAATCAAACTGATTTGCGATTCCATCGAGCAGTTCGGATTCACTACGCCGATTCTATGCGATGAAAACGGAATGATTCTGGCTGGACACGGCCGCCAGCTGGCAGCGGTGCAATTGAATTTGTCGCACGTGCCTGTGATACGGCTCAAAGGATTGTCGGAAGCGCAGAAACGCGCCTACATCATGGCAGACAATCAGATTGCGCGGACAAGCGATTTCGATTTCGATTTGATCGCGGCGGAATTGAAATCCATCGCCGACGAATATCCGGACTTCGAACTTTCCGTGATCGGGTTCGCAGCTGCGGACTTGACGAAATTTCTGGATCCGCTTTTCGGGAAACAACATCCGGACACTGGCAAGCTGCTGGAAGTTTTGCGGGTGTCGTTTGACGATCCGAAACACAAGGTGGAGCGCGGGCAGATTTGGGACTGCATCGATCACGCTGTCATTTGCATGGACGTTTTCGACGAATGGGAGAAATGGAAGGACGAACTGCAACCTGGCTCGGTCTTTCTTCCGTATGCGGGGCCGCTGGTCTTGTTAGGCGAGCGAGCCAAAACGACGCGGTTCGTGATCGTGAATCCACAGGAATTCATTTGCGCGCTGATCTTGGACAAGTTCACGGAAGCGAAACTCGGGATTCCGACCTTGCGCAAATGACAAAGACCGGCGGCGACGCGTTCGATCCAAAAGATCGCCAGCTTTATTTCATCGCCATTAACGCGGACAAGCTACTGCGTGTGGAAAACTTGAATCGCCACCTGCTGTGCGCGGTGAATGAAATCAATGGCGACGCGCAGCTGGACATTTTGCGCGGCATGATGAAACGCGGGACGCGCATCTTCATCGACTCCGGCATTTTCAATCTGACCATGGAACACGCACGCAAACACGACTGCCACATGAACGAGGCGCTCGGACTTGCGCCAGACGAGATCGACGGGTTCGATAATTTGTTCGACCGCTACGTGGAAGTCTGCGGCAAGATCGGCGGCGATTCATGGGGCTACATCGAGATCGATCAGGGCGGACGGGAAAACAAAATCAAGACTCGGGCGAAGCTGGAAAAACTGGGGCTGCGTCCGGTTCCGGTTTATCATCCATTGAACGACGGATGGGATTACTTCGACTACTTGGCTACGCGATACGACCGCATCTGTTTCGGAAACGTGGTGCAGGCGGAAATCGCGGAGCGACAACGTCTGATTTCGACTGCGTTCATTCGGCAAAAGAAATATCCCAAGCTGTGGATTCATCTTCTCGGCGTGACACCGAGCGAGCTATTGCACTCGTGTCCGTCGTGCAGCTGCGATTCCTCGACCTGGTTGTCGTCGATGCGTTGGGGTTTTTCTGACGCAACCTGCTTCGGGAAGCGCGTCGCCGGCGGGTTCGGGCCGCAGCTGACTTATCGCTATGGCGCGGCGGCACAAGAGGAAAATCCAGACCGGAACGCCAGCTACATCAAAGGTGAAAAGCTGTTCGCCTACGACGCGGAAATCATGGGCCGGAACTGGCAGGCATACGTTCACGATTACACATCAGCGCAAGGTGCGTCTGTGCCAAAAAGATTGTAGAACGTCGCCGGAGACTAACGATCAAAAAGAGAGCGCACATGACAAAAATTTTTATCACTACGCGGTTCGAGGGATTCCATTGCTGGCCGGACGCGCCGGACGAAGTGGCTTTCCTGCGGTCGCCGCATCGCCACATTTTCCATGTGCGCTGCTGGCGGACTGTGGATCACGACGACCGCGACATCGAGTTCATTCAATGGAAACGGCAAATTGATTTTTCCATCCGCACGCTGGCAGGAGAAAACGACACAATGAAATGGTCCTGCGAAACGTGGGCGCGTGCGATTGGCGGGACAGTGGACGCGGACACGGTGGAAGTCTCCGAGGACGGGGAGAACGGGGCGGTCTGGATTGGCGGCGAGCGGTTAGACAAAGTCTTGGAAGCGGTCGCGCAGCGCCGGAAACAGGGTTAAAACACGTTTTTATGGCTCGGGTGCAGTGGTCCCACTGGTTTGAGGTTGAAACGATTCTAGGGGCATTTGTGGCGGTTTGGGGAACGGTAACGGGCTGCGGGCGACTGGCACGCAGGAACGCAGGCCGATGCGCCGACCACACACAGGGCAGTTCGGTCGTTCTGGTTCCGGTTTGACAACTGCGACTGGTGGCGCGGCTGGACGGGACGCCGCCAGCGCGGCAGCGCGGATTTCTTCGGGCGTGGTTCCGAGAGATTCAAAAATGTCTGCGAGTTTCATTCGCAGATTTTGGAAGGTTAATTAATTTCAGTCAAAGCTTTTCGGGCATAAAAAAACGCCGCCGGATTTCTCCGACGGCGCTTTTGGGTTTGCTTGTGTCAGCGGTTACGCTGCGGCTGCAACGAGTTCTTTCAGCTGTTTCTTCGTCACAGGAGCGGGCTTGCCGCGCTCGCCGTGGCGACCAGCTTGCACAAACGTGCGGATGGCGTTGACACTGGCTTTCGGCTCGACCTTCTGGATCGCTGCCACCGCTTGCGCGGGCATGAATCCGTGCTTGCCGAATGCGCGGGCAATGGCAATCATGGAGTGGCCGAGGATTGCACGAAGCGCTTTTTTCTTCGCGGGCTTCGCGGCTTTGGTCGTCGCGGTTTTTTTGGCTGTCTTTTTCATGGTTTTGTTCACTGCGTTTTGTAGGTCTGCAACCGTGATGCCACAGACTTGTTTGGCGATTTCTTCGCCGTGGTTGTCGAGGATCACGCCTCGAATGTCGTCGCGTGTGGGTTTTTTAATGCCTGCGGCGACGCAATAGGCGCGGGCATCTTTCAACATTTCTGCTTTATCTGCTGCACTGACTGTTTGCTTGTTTTTCATATGCCTGTCTGTCACTCCAGATTCGGGAAAGCCAACAAGTTTTTTAAACTTTTTTCATGGTTATTACCATTCCGGCGTAAATGTCCTTGCGTGCCTCCCACGCGGGATTTTACTTGAAATTATTTTCGGCGGCTAAATACTTGCCCACGTGGTCACCTGCACAAAGGTCTTCGAGCGGTTTCCGTTCGCCCACAGGGCGCACAGGCATGACGGACATTGCAAATTGATCCACGGTCACAATTGGTCGTTCGCGGTGACGTTCGCCGCACGCGAGACTGATGCTAACGGGTTCGTGATGGACTTCGGGAAGTTGAAAGCGTTAAACGACAAGCTGAAAGAATTATTCGATCACACGTTCGTGGTGAACGAAAGCGATCCGCTGCGGCTGGACTTCGAGCGGTTTCTGACCCTGCACGGCATCGCCAACCTGGTTGTGGTTCCGGACTGTTCGTGCGAAGGAATCGCCAAGCTGGTCTGGCAGATTTCAAACGCGGTCGCACTGAAAGAAACTGCGGGGCGCGTGATGGTGCGGAAAGTGGTGGTCCATGAAGACAATTTAAACAGCGCGACTTACGCGCCTGTGGTGACGACAGCATGAATATTTGGGACTACTATTTTAACGAGGACGAATTCAAGCTGGTCTGTGCCAGCTACGTGTTTTACTGGCAGCAAGTGAACGCGCTCGAGGATTATTTTTGCGACTGTTTTCATAGCTACGGCAAAGCGGTGCCGGACAATCTGATTGCGGAGCGCGACCGACTGAAAAGACGAATCACCGACGAACGTGCGAAGCTGCAAAAGATTCTCGAGCATGATAAGAATCTCTGAAATTTTCGGGCCAGTGGTGCAGGGCGAAGGCGCACAGATCGGCGTGCCGACTGTGTTCGTTCGCGTGGGCGGCTGCGATTACAAATGCAGCTGGTGCGACACCATGTATGCGGTGGACACAAAGTTCGCCAAAGAATGGTTGCCAATGTCGGACACGGAAATTGCGCTCGAGATACAACGCCTCTCGGTGAAACCGATTCTGGTGACGCTCTCGGGCGGCAATCCTGCGCTTTATGATTTCGGTCTTTTGATTGCACGAATGCAAGAGGCTGGTTATCGCTTCACCATCGAGACACAGGGGAGCGTAGCGAAACCGTGGTTCGGTCTGCTCGATCACATGACGCTGTCGCCGAAACCGCCTTCGTCGGGCATGGTGACGAACTACGCCAGACTGTCCGAGTGCGTGTCATGGCTGGAACTGCCCAAGGTCAGTTTCAAAATCGTGGTGGCTGACGACGACGATTACGAATACGCACAAGACATTGGGCGGCGCTATCCGCATCACAAAATCTTTTTGCAGGTCTGCAATCCAATGGTGGGCGGCATCGACTTGAACGGACAGACCAACATGCTGTTGTCAAAATTGCAATGGCTGTCGAACAAGGTGCTGGCTGACAGATGGTTTTCGGCAACGGTGTTGCCACAACTTCACGTTCTGATGTATGGGAACAAACGTGGCGTCTAAAACAATTCTAACTTGGCCGGACATTCGGCGGCTGATCGAGAAACGACTTCCGGCGGACAAAAAAGTTTACGGTGTTCCACGCGGCGGTTCATGCGTGGCTGCGTTGCATGGAAACATGACAGACGATCCAACACAGGCCGAAGTGATCGTCGACGACATAATCGACAGCGGGAGGACACGCGACAAATGGACGAAACTTTTTCCGGCTACACCGTTTCTGGCGCTGATCGACAAGACCGATACGCAGTCACAATTTGCTCGGGATGGTTGGATTCACTTTCCATGGGACGCCACGGAGTCGAGCGACATCGAAGATCATGTCGTGCGCGTGCTGGAATACATCGGCGAAGATCCTCGGCGCGAGGGATTGGCCGAAACACCTGCACGTGTGGTTCGGTCGTGGGCGGAGATTTTCGCTGGCTACAAGACGTCACCAGAAGCGATTCTGGACAAAGAGTTCGAAGCGGATGGCTACGACGAATTAATTATCTGCCGGAACATCGACTTCTATTCTACTTGCGAACACCACATGCAACCGTTCTTTGGTCGTGCGCACGTCGCCTACATTCCGAAACGAAAAGTGGTCGGCTTGTCCAAGCTTGCGCGTCTGGTCGACGTATTCGCTCGCCGCCTGCAAATCCAGGAACGATTGACCGCGCAGATCGCGGACGCGCTCGAGCAACATCTGCAACCGCTCGGCGTGGCTGTGCTGGTGGAGGCGCAACATTTCTGCATGGTCTGTCGCGGAGTGCGCAAACAAAACAGCTGCATGACGACCAGCAAATTGACTGGCCTGTTTCGAAGTGCGGAAGCGCGAGGAGAATTTCTGGCTCTGGTGGCAAGATGAACACTGAACTACAAACACAAACGGACGCGGTCGTGAAAGCAATCACGCACTTGGAAACAACGCTGCATCAGGACGCTCTTTTGGTGCTGATGTGTCTCGGGGCGCTGCTGGTTGTTTTGTGCGTGGTGATGCTCCTGCGGCGCAGTTAATTACCGCGAAACAGGCAAAAGTCGCTCCTCACGTGGCTCCCACGGAGGGATTTACACGATTTTGGGCGGCCAAAAAAAATTTAAAAAAACCGTTGTCTTTGGTTGGAGCCACCTTAGGCTCCGGCCATGAACGACAAGCAAAACAGACGGGAAAACTGGCAGGGCATGAACTGGATTCGGCAGGAGAAACGCCTTGCGATTTATCTGCGCGACGGACTAAGCTGCTGCTACTGTGGCGAGGCTGTGGAGAACGGCGCGACGCTGGCTTTGGATCATGTGAAGCCAGTCATCAAAGGCGGTTCGAATCATCACAGCAATTTGGTTACGGCTTGCACACGCTGCAACTTGAGCAAGAACGCTCGCAGCGTTAAGAAATTCGCGGAAGCGACAGCGGAATATTTGAACCACGGTATCACAGCCGAACAGATTTTGGCGCACGTTCGCAAGCAGGTCAAAATGGACTTGCCAATGGACGACGCCAAGAAACTAATCGAGCGACGCGGCAGCGCGGCGAAAGCGTTGGCGGCTGCTCGGTCAAACACAAACAACTAAAAAGAAAAATACACACATATGAAATGCCCAAGCTGCAATAAATTCTGCGGTCTTGAAATGCAGGATCCGGAAAACAACAACATCGAGTTCGACGCGACCGACCTCGACAACATCACACTGAGCGTGGAAGTTCACATCGTTCGTAACAGCGAATGCTGCGGCGACGAGTGCAAGGAATACACGTTCAACACTGACGCGGAACTGGACGCTGCGCTGATCGACAAAATGGAACAGGCGCGGAAAGACAATCCGGACATCGAGTTCGAAGCGGAGGAAAGTTCGCTCTCGCCGCTCGAGGAAGGCGGACACCGCTACAAGAAATCCTACTACGGTTTCACAATGGAAATCGGAATCGGATACAATAAACCGACTGCGCCGCGCACAGCGGAGCAGCAAGCGGAACTGGACAAACTGACCAACGACTACACGACGACAAACGCATCGCCGGAGCTACGTGCTCGCCGTTCGGAATTGTTCGCGATTGGCCGACCGGAGTTCGTTTCGCTTGGCACAGTGACAGTCGAGGACAAAATCGAGGCGTCCGGCATGGACGAATTGAACTGATGACTAAATACATCTACTTCGAAGATTTCGTCGGCATGCTGGTCGGGCCATTCCATTCACAGGCGGACATCGACGCGCACATTAAATTCTGCGAGGATCGCGGCGACGCTGCGGACGTGGTGGAAATCGTGGACTTCGACAGCGAGCGATTTCACAAGCTGCTGGCTGACAACGACACAATGACTCCGGAGGAAGATCGGAACTTCAAATTCGACTGACGATTCGGACAAGCAAATTCAACCGCCGCTCGGGAAACTGGGCGGCGGTTTTTTTGTCTCCATTGCCAGCGCGTATTCCAGAGCATAGGCGACGAACAGGGGATCGTTTTTCTGGCGCGTGACTGCATTAATGCGCTGCATGATCGGCGACAGGATTTCGTCTGCGCAGCGGCGGGCGAACGTGCCGCCATCGCATTCGTGATACAATTTCCAGACGCGCTTGCACTCGGCGTCTGTGAGCAGTTCTTCAATGGCAATTTTCATCGGGTTTCGTGGAAGGTTGATTAAATTTAGTCAAAGCTTCGTCACAGGGCAAAATGGCGGTTTTACCTGTGAAACGCGGTTTGAAAACGCTCTAGGATTGCCGTAAACGCGTTTTTATGTAGGGGTCGGCTGTGGTGACACTAGGGCATTTCTGAAAGCGCGATAAACACAAACGTCGCGTGTTTGGCGGCGGTTTGGGTTCGGCTCAATGACGCCGTTTTCGGACAGGACGCCGAAATCCGTGGGTCGCTTTGTATGCGCCAATCTGTTTGCGCGTCCACAGCTTGCCGGAGGGCGAACGATACAGGCGCTGGCCTCGGCTGTTCTTTCGATTGGTTTTTACCCAAGGCATTTTATCAAGACACAAATTGCGATGGTCGCCAGAACGACAATGTCGCCGACTACAATCATCGCCACGACTTTCACATAGCCTGTTTGTCCATTGGACTGGCGAGCGGCCGCCTTAACTCGACCGCCCGCCAGCTTATCTGTTATCGCACTTCGTCGGCGCGATTGTGCCACAGGAAAAGTCTCTTGACAAGTGCTGACGGGATAGATTACGAGTCGAGGCACTTATGCAGTTCAATCGAAACAAACAACCAACAGAAAGGAAAATAAAAAAATATGAAATCATTCGTTGCATTAATCACAGTTCTCGGTGACGCCGCTGGTGGAGGCGGTGGCACAGGAATTTGGGGCGGGGCAAATGAACCGTTCCCAACGCCGCCAATCGTTATTCCACCGGATCGACCACCTGGAATTTGGGGCGGTCCGATTGACCCTTATCCGGATCAGGGTTTGCCTGGCCGACCGCCGCACATTTGGGGAGGCGGCAACGAGCCGTTCCCGACGCCGCCGATTGTGATTCCGCCTCCGAACTTCACGCCGCCGCCAGATGTGAAACCGCCGCAGGCAGGCGAACCGCCTGTGGGAATCGGTGGCGCGCAGCCAGTGCATCCGATAGTGACGCCGCCATTCATTCTGGTGCGTTACCCAGGCTACGGCTGGATTGCTGTCGCGCCTCCGGCGCAGCCGCCGCCGACGACGCCACCTGGCACGGAACCGCCGCACGTTGAACATCGCGGCGGCATTGGCAAGAAATAGGTCGTGTCTCTGTAGGATGAACGCGCACGTTTTGACTTCGGTCGGGCGTGCGCGTCTACTTTTTGCGACGCTTGCAATATTCGTGCACTGCGATAAGAACTAAAACAATGATGCAAAACAATGTGGCTGCGCTCATGGTGCGACGGTTTCTACTTGTTCGAATGTCTCAAACGTTTTCATGGCCACATTGCTTAAATCGGCTGCGCAATGCTGAACGTCGGCATCGGTCTTGGCGTAAATGGCGTCAATGAGTTTGCGGGCGTGATGGTGAATCTCGCTGGCTGCTTGAAAGCGGTCTGGCTTCCATGCTGTCCAATCGCCTTTGTGTTCATTGGCGATTAATTCCTTTTCCATGCGCTCGACGAACTGGCGATTGACATATTTCAATTGCGGGACTTGATCGATTTCGGCGATCAAGTCCGCAGTCTCGATCACATGCTTTTTGGCGTGGTCGCTGCCGGCGTATCGTGCGCACCAGCGTTTCAAGCACTTGCGCAGACGCGACAACAGATCGACTGTGACACCATGAATGACGACTTCGTTGTGGTCACTGGTGGGTTCCATTCTTCGTTTTATCCTCCGGTTTATTATTTGATGCCAGACTGGCTTTGTGGTGGCGGTTATCGAATTGTCTTTTTTCCTGCATGGCTACGGCTACTTCATACACAACTTGTTCACGTAGGTCCTCGAATATCTTTTTCAGTTCGGCGCGAGGGACAGCGCGAGCCTTCACGGAATCGTGCGCCCATTCGCGGACTAAGTTATCCACAGCCGAAACGAAGTTTTCAAACGTCATCGCCGCTCCTTGCGCGAACCTTGCGGCGGGTCGCTGTGGACTTGGTTGCGCCTTTGGCTGTGATGGTGACGAACTCGGCGTCCGGCCAATTCGCGTGCAGCTCGGCCACTGAATCGTAGACAAGCAAAAAGCCGACCGAATTATCCAGCGGCGAAATGCGCTGCGGCGCTGGCGTCATGGCGAGGATTTTGTCCCACTCCTGCAATTTCATTAAGACGTAACGCTGTTTCATCGGTTGAATCCGACTTGCTTGTAGAAAAATTCTTCAAGCTGTTTTGATACATCCGCCAGCGCGTCGACGCCGTGGTTTTCGGGATACGCGGCCAGACCTTCCAGCCACAGGAACATGGAGGCTGCGCCGGACAGGAACACGCGGCGGCATTCGCGGAACTGGATGGAGTGCTCGAGCACATCGGGATAAACTCGACGCATGAAATTTTCGAACTCGTCGTCAATGTCGTATTTCATTTCATGCCCTCGACGATGTTGTGCTCGATGGAAACGTCCTCGGGCGTTTTGCGATCCTCGATGACGACAGGCCACTTACAGCGGCGGCGTGCCTGGTTCGTGCGAGCGGTGTCGATTGCTTTTTGCAGATTGGACGACAACTCGCTGCGGATATCTTTGCGCCAATCGCTGGCGTCTTCGGCAATGCGACGCAGGGTCGGCATGGCGTTGGACGCTCGCACAATCAGCGCCTCCAAATCGGTTTCGGCTTCCAGTAAACGTTCTTCGGTGGTCATAACATTCCTTTCGCTCTCATTTTCTTTAGGTGTTTGCGCTCGGCATAATCGTTGTTCCGGCAATCATACGAGCAAAATTTGTGATTGTGCGACTGCGGGAGAAAAGGCCGACCGTCATACGGACAGTGGCGCAAAAGTTTCAACAGCTTGTCGGCTGCTGCGTTTTGTGGTTTGCCTTCCTTTGCGAACTCTTGCAGGGTTTGCACGATAGACTGCCCGACGGTAAGGTCGTCGCGACGATGAATCATTTTTCGTTTGGCTTTCATTTTGCATAAGTTGGCCGCGCCGCCGATTGTTAGGTCGACGGCGCGGTCGGTTGGTTGACGGACGTTTAACGTTACAGTTTTGTCCACGTGGACTTTGGCAATTCCAGAATCTCGCCGCCAACGCGCTGCAATTCAATGCTGCGGTCATACGATTCCACATCGGTTGCGGTGCGGGTGACAGCGTTAATCAACCCGAACAGGCTGGTGCCGTGCTTGCCTTCGATCAGATGATTTAACACGGCATCGCGCTCGGTATCATTGAACTTGAAACGCTCGCTGACTTCCTCCACGGCTTCGACGGGTTTGATCTTTTGCTCGGTCGAGGATTCGAATTTCTCGACCATGGCTTTGAATCGCGCAGGGTCGAACAATCCATCGGCAACGTCGCGCACTTTCATCCAGAATGCGCGGTCATCCATTTCTTTGGTGGCATCCGTGTAATACTCGGCAGCCGAATCGAGTTCGAACAGCGGGTCGCTCCGGCGTCCGATGTGCGTTCTGGACATTACACGCGGCATTACCATTCCATTGAGGCAACGAAGGTAATACAGCAATGGGTCGATCCCGAGAGCGCCCGCGCCGACTTCGCTATTGCTGATGACGACGCCAGCCTGGACAACGTCGCCGACCATCTTTGCTTGGACTTTGGGCGTGGCTGCTTGAATGTAGAAACGGGTCTCGGTGATGTCGCACGATAACACGGCGCAATTCAATTGCTCAAGCTTTGGCAGGATCGCCGCTGCTAGGTCGGCATTCTCCAACGGCCGATAACGCTCCGACAAAAATGCGCGGGCGGTATTATCGCCGTTCATCAGTGTGCGGAGCATTCGGTTTTCCGGTGTGTGCTTCCACCAATGGTTAATGTTCTGCGCCAACAGCGAGGCGTGGTCGCCTGTCATTCGCTCGGCATACTGCGCGGGGATTCCACTACGTGCGCAGATTTGCCGGAGGCAATGTCTGGTCGGACTGACGCTGTAATTGTCGCGCTTTATTTTGAATCCGATTTCTCCTGCGTCACTGAAACGCAGATGATTTGTCGGCACACGAAAGTCTCGACGCGCTTTCGCTTCGCGTTTTATTTGGCTGGCGACTTCGGCCAGTGGTCTTCCTTGCTTCATTTTTCCTCCTGTTTAATGTCGGCGCGGAGTGCGTCGATCTTGGTTTCAACATCGCTCTGGATTTCTTCTAAATCGTCGAGCGTGACTTGCTTGCTGACGGACGTATCGCTGAACAAAGCGTCCAGCGCGTCGCGCACAGCTTCGCCTTTTCCTGTCATGGGTTTTCCTTTCTGTTTTGCTGCGGTGCGAAGCTTTAATTAATTTTAATCAAAGCTTGCAAAAATTCTAACAACCGTCTATTCTGGCTGATGCGATCACACATAGCCGTTGATCCGTGAGGGCTGGCAGTCGGTCGGCGAGACATTCATGCCAGCTCTCATTTTTTTGGCCAGCCGCGAACGGCAATCTGTGCTTGAACAACCAGCGGGTGATTTTCTATTTTGCTGCGCTCGTCCGGTGTGAGTTCGCGCAGATTTAATTCTGCGGTGAACATGGTCAGATGACCGCAGTTCCAACAAATGGAGACCATGCCTTCACGCGGCTTCGCGTCGCGTGCGAGCGGGGCTGTTGCGCGATCCATTTTGTAACCGCATTGCGAACAAACGTTCAGCGGAATTTTTGTGCTCATTGTTCGATGATTTCGTGCAGGTGGAAACAATTCGGGTGAACGTTGACATACTCGGCGCGAGGCGGCAGCAACATGGCCATTGTGACGTCGTCCGGCAGCAACGCGTATCTGGCGTCGCGGATTTCGTCCCACGTAGGATAACGATTCGCGCAGCTAATGGACATGTGCCAGCGCAGCGCACCTCCGGCCATAATGGACGGGCCGAGCACTTGCTGGCTGACCATGATTCGCAGATCGCCTTTTTTGTATGCGCGGAGATTTATTCCTATTGGCAGACCGCCGGAATCGATGATTGCAGGCGCGTCGATTGACTGATACTTACTCACGGATTGCAACCTCCACAGCACCCATGATTTGACGCCCGTTGCTGCAATGGATTTTGTAACAGTCCAGCCACGGGCCGTAATGATTTGTTCGGCGATTGTGCATCCACGCTTCGGGCACGGTATATTTGGTCATCATCTGCGGTTCAAACAGACGGTAAAAATCGCGCCGTGGTATGGTGACATAGGTGTGCTTGCCTTCGATGATAAACGCGGTCACGACTTCGTTGCGGTTGCGTTCACACCATGCGTGCGCGAACAGGCCGCCTTCGGCTTTGCAGACTGCGTGAACTAAACGCCAGTCGTCCAGATCGTGGCGGTTTTCTTTTACGATGCGCTCGAGCAAGTCCAGCGCGTCATCGAAACACTGATGCGTAGGTGCGAAGGTCATAACGCTCGGCCTCCATCCGGACAGTGGCATGGCATCGGCATGGAGCACGTTTCGCAGACTGGCGTTGCGTAATGGACGTTGCGCGATTCGTTGACGATTGATACGAACTTCTCCCACGCTGTAGGCGACAGTTCGATCAAATGCGCGATGTGCTGGCACAGGATGCCGCCAACTAAATCGTGGTCTTGCTCGCTGATCTTGCGCTCGGCTGCGAGTTCGCGCAGCTCGATAATGTGTCGGCCAATGGTGGCTTCGACTTTTTCTTTATGTGTCATCGGGTGATCCTTTTCAGTGGGAGCAACGGTCCCATGGCAATCAGCCATTGCTGAACTTCCTCGTCAGCAATTCGCTGCTTAAACTCTTGCAGGTCGACGCCTCGACCGTCGGTTGACAAATACTCGTCGGCGTGAACGAGTGCGCTGCCGAGTTTACACAATAATTGCGTGCTCGGGTGTAGCGCGTTTTTCAGTGCTACGGTGCGTTCGGATGCCTCGCTTTGGGCGTCGGCCTGTGCCACACCTGGTGTAACGTGTTCTGTGCTTCGTGCTCTTTTGGTTTTTTTCATTGCATGTATTTCAATCTTTGTTGCAGCGTCCGCAGCTTGACGCGGAGGCGTGCGATTTCTTTTTTGTCTGTTGCTTCACACAGGAATTTGTGGACGAAACCGATATCTGTTTCCAGCTGGCGCATACGGCGGGCGCGTTCTTCGCGCTCGATCCTGCGACGCTGGCGCTTTGTAATTTCGCCGGAGGGTTTTCCTGTCATTTAATGCAGCGCCGACGACCGAACAAAAATCGGCGTTGACGATGATTGCTCGGGCGTGGCGGGGTTTGTGTGAACTTGTCGCACACGCACTCGCGGACTTGGCAGCGGTGGCCAAGATAATGGCGCTCGAGCGGATGCTTGCAGTTCTGGCATTGGTTGTCTGTTTCTTCCATAGCTAATAGTGGAACGGTTTGTGGTGCGTGGCATACGGCAGCTGGTTGCGCAACGCTTGGTAGTCCGGCTGCTCTTGGTTCGTGACGCCATACAGCGAACGTTCGTGCGCGGTTGCGCGGTTCATGTGCGTGTCGACATAGGCGCAGCCGAACGGTGCGACCTCGTGAATTGTGCAGCGATCGTTTTCATCGAGAAAAACGCAGCACTTGCGTCTGCGATCCCAACGCGGTGTGATTGTGCCGACGCGCCGGACTTCTCCGGTCAACGCGTTTTTGACCATCGCACCAGGAGACGCCCACAATTGCTTTTTGACATGGGAAAGCGCAATTTCGCGGCTCCAATTTTGCGTTTTCATAAACCAATCGACAATGCGCTCGAAGTCGCCTGCGATCAGCGAACCTGGCTGACGCTTGCAACAGGCGACGCAATCTTTACAGGCGCAGACGGTGCGGTTGAATGGATTGTCATTCATCGACGCGCTCCCTTCTGTCGAAGTCGATTGCGAACGGTTCGGGCATGGCTTTGCCGATCTTTGACAGCGTAGATTTCAAGTCGCGCCAGAACTGTGCTTGCTTGGCTAGACTGGCGCACTGGCTGACAAACGGATTGCGTTCCGGTCTGCCGTTGCGACGCCACTCGTAATATTCGTCGCGGTAAATGGCGGCACTCCACGCGAGGGTCGCGGTTGTGCCATAGGTGCGCCGGACGAAACGGCCGTGCGCAGCGGGTCGCGCCCAAATACGCTCGGCGTCCGGATGACCGCCGACGGATGCGCCGGACAATTCATCTGTGCCAGATGGATTCCACCATTCACAGAAATCGTCTGGCGGTCGATTCGGGTCGTGCGGTGGTTCTTCAGTTTGCTTGTCATTTTTTCGTTTCATAGTTTGTGCAGCTGTATGCGGATCGATTCGAGTTCGCGCAACACAGCGGGTGTTTGTTTCATGCGCATGAGTGCCGCCTTGCGACGGTTCAGCGCGTTAATTCTGTTTTGCCGGACGTTGTAGGGCAATCGCGGCTGCTGCTGTTGCGGACGGAATTTCGCGTCATTGCGTTTCCATGTTCGCACAGCGGCTTGCCAATCTTTCATCAGCGTGCGCCCGACATACCATCCGTTGCTTTCGTAGTGGTCGAGGAATGCTTGCGCGTCGAATGAACGATATTCGATCTTCGCCGCATACTCGCGGAGTTCTGCAATCGTAGGTTTTCTCACACTGGCATTGGTTCCTTTCTGTTGTGTTTACTTGCGTCTAAAGGTGGCTCGGAGAAGCGGAAAAGAGAAAAGAAAAAACCGCCAAAAAAGAAAAGCGAAATGTTTGTGGCTCGCCGACTTGCGACGGGGAGTTCGTTGTCCTCGCGCATCGCCTTCCGCTGGCAGTTCGGTCTATCTCAATACCGACGACTCGCAGGGTTCGTCGGGAGGGAAGTCGGCATCATGCTCTCGCCGAGCGTGTGACGAAGCGCGACGAACAAATACGAGGCTAGACGAAATCCAATTCTCTTGGCAACAACTATTTTTTCCGGATTAAAAAAGGTTGAATGTGCCTTCCTGTTTGACACGGCGCATCATGGATTTTTTGGGCAGCAATCGCACAGTGAGCGATTCGCGCCGGAGCGTCCAACGCTTGGCTTTGCCACGAGGGCCGCGCTTGGCCCACGACCAGACTTCAATGTCCATGTGATAGGCGAGGGACTTGGCGACTTCGGTTTCCAAGATTTTATTTGCCCGAGTGGAATGGTGACTGCCGTCTGTGGACTGGACAGCGAGAAGGTGAAAGTCATTGACGGCCATCGTGTCGATGAACTCGAAAAGGTCTTGAGTTTTTAACAGACCTTTGTATCCGGCGGGCGTGCATGGCACTTTGCGCTCGCAATTTGCCACGGTGTAACCTTGTTTGCGCAGTTCGGCCTGCGTGCGTTGGGTGGGACTCATTTGTGTGCGACGGATAGAAACACGAATACGATTCCGCCGACAATCAATAAAGTGGCGACGAGCAATCCTAGCGTGGAAAGGGTAAGGTCGCGCTGATATTGCCGCTGCAAACGGCGATGTTCATTTGCCAGATTTTTCATACTTGATTTTTCCTTCCTTGTGTAGTTTTCGCAGTTCGGGGACAAGATCGATCAGCTCGTAAATGATCCAGCTGCCCGACCACAGTTTAAATTGCTCGCTGGCTTGTCTGCGAGCCGATGTGCTCATTTGAAATGGGCTGAACGATGGTCCTTCGCGGAGCCGTCCTAATAATTGCAGTGCTCTTTGCTTGCGCGTGTTTGATACCTTTGGCATATTGGTTGTGTTTGCTTGTCGTCATGGCGGCAGATCGAATAGGTCTGCCGCCTCTTTTTTGATCTTGGTTTTGCTGCGCCGGAAGCTTTGATTAAATTTAGTCAAAGCTTTTTTGCGACCGAACTTCGGGCATGGCGCATAAAGTTTCTGGTGACCGTCACGCCCCAAGACGTAGCCGCATTCACACGACCAGCGTCCTTGGGCGCACGTTAATTTGTGGGTCAACTCACGCATCGAGCATGGTTTGGAGTTTGGCGCGAAGCTGTTTCTCCATGTAGGCTCGCGCCATCGCCATCGGGACGCCTTTGTCAAAAGCGTCGACTGCCGACCGGATCGCTTTGCGGTGTGCGCTGACAATGACAGGGTCGGTGTCTGTTCCGGCTGCGATTATGTCGTGCGGGATTAATAATTCCAGTTCGCTCTTGCCGCGCTGGTGCGCGGTGTATGCGAACTCAAACGTCTGGCAAAGTTCGGCTATCAGACTGAGGCCGAACCGCTGATTCTTTTCTCTCTTTTTCATAGCGTAGTTTCATTTTGAGGATTGCGACTGCATCTTGGAATACTCGGAGCGCCATGTCGCCACAATACGACCGCTGCAAAATGCGCAGCGGCGTGACGATCAAATCGTCACAGCGCGGACAACAATGGTCGAGCGTGACCGGATGCGCCGAGCACGCTTTGCGCCTGTCGATGATTTCTTCCTGACAGACCGAGCAAATCATAGCGACCTCGCTTCATCCAGAAAGTTTTTGGACTTTTTGAATTTCAGCAATGCGCCAAGTGATCTGGAAAGTTTTTCCTTGGCCTCTTTGCGGGTGCTGCCTTTGGCCAGCTCGTCTTCCAACGCTTTGACGCTGAACTTTAAACATGCATACAGAACGTCGGGGCCGAACTCGGCGCGGACGACTTCCATTGCTTTGACTTCATCGGTGACGCTGCGATCCATCTTGCGGTTTAATCGCCAGCCAGTAATTGCATCGGGGTCGCGCTCGAGGACGGTGACATACTGCGACAGAATAAACTCAATATTCTTTTGCTTTTCTTTCAGCTGCCGGACATGCTCGCCGCGTTCTTCCTTTGTGCGTCGATTGATCGCGGTAAATCCTTGGTCTGTAATTTCATCGGCAATGGCTACGTCGAGCGCGGCATCTGCGGCGATATACTCGGGACAGATGCGTTTTGCTGTGCAATACTGGCACTGGATTGAACCGACAATTCGCCGCTGGTCTGGCTGCTGGATCAGCTGCACGCCGTGGCGCACGTAGTCCAACAGATTGTCGGATTGCTTGCGGTTGTAGACTCGCGCTTCCCACAGGGAATCGAAGTGGAGCGGATGAATCAACGCCACAACGGTTTCGATTGCGTCCAGTCGCTCGGCGAGCAACGCGCCTTCACTGCGGACTTGCCAGTTAATGTGAATCGGTGGCGGCGTTGTCCAACCGGATTTGTCGTCGATGACTAACAGGCGACGGGCATGCGGTTGCCAATCGTAACGGTCGACTCGCGCCGACCAAGTGTGGTTGAAATGTTCGTCGAAATCCCAAATACGTTCTTCGAACTCGATTTGTGCGCCCTCGAAATTGTATTCGTGGACTAGCTCGGACTCGCCGTAAGCGATGCGCGATGCCAGCCGCGCATCTGAATCGGACAAGTCGGAGAAATCGCCTTTCTCAAGCGCGGCATGGATTCGCTGACCGCGCAGCGTTGCAGCGTTGTCATCTTCCTTGGGAAGTTTGGCACACAGCGCACGCTTGCCAGGACAGCGGAACTCCGCGTCGAATGCGGACGCGGACGGAAGTCCCTCCGATTCGATATCGTGTTCACTCGGTGGGGCGTTCGGTCGTCGTCGTTTTTTTGCCATTCTTTTTCCTCCATTTCTTTGCTTGCGGACAGGTGGCGAAGTGCGACGTAAATCGCTTTTCGCCTTCGGCTGGTGGCGCACTGGTATAAACCGCGACGGGTTCAAGACCAGCTGCGCGTTCACGCAGGATGATATTTCCTGCGGGATTCGGGACAGGATCGATTGGCATGCGCCGGCCACGCTCGGTGACCGTCCACACAATGCGAGCGCCGCACGAGCGGCAGACAAAATTACTCATTGGAAAGTTCCTCCGATGCGAGACACAACGCGGCATCGAGCAACAAATCTTTTTCGTTCCACGTGCCTTTGTAGGGTTTCGGTATCCATTGTTCAATGAACCACGACAGACTTTTGGCTGTGAGGCTGCCGAGGGTTTTGCCTTTGTCTTTTCCCCAATGAACTTTGACTTCGCGCCAGTTCTCGAAACCTTCCTGCGCCAGAATGTCGACAGGCTCAATGTCGTTCGTGGCGGGTGTGCGCAGCTTGGTTTCTCGTCGCTGGTCTAGCGGGTCTTTTTGTTTCGGTTTGGCTTTATTCTCGGCGTCGAACGCAGCTTCGCCGGAAGGATATTTGCGCGACGTTGGCGCGGTCGCGCTGCCGGAATCTTCGTCTGCTTGTTGCGCTGCCCACGCCTTAATGAGATTGGCCTTCGACTTGTCGTCGAGAATGCGACGCAAAATACCAGGCTGCACGGATGACAAGGTTTTGGTGCGACCGTCGATCAATTTCTTTTCCTCCAACAGTCGAAGCAAAAAGCCGTCTGGAATCTGGTGCTCGGTTAGAAACGTTTTCAACTCGAGGAAATCGGACGCTGCTTTGTGATTGTCGTCCATGGTTGTTTCCTCGTAATTCTTTCCGCGCCGATGACCTTGCGACTTGCGGGTCTCGTCGGTCGCCGCTGCCGCTGGCTGTGTTTTGGCGACGATTGGCGGGCGCTCGGTGCCAGCTTCGGGATCCTGTTCGTCGGTGACAAAAAAGTTTTTCATCAGGACGTATTTGACTGCGCCAGTGATTGCTTTGTAAACGCCTTTGTCGCCGGAGTCCCATCCGAGGCCAGCGCCACGGACAACGAGTTTTTCGTCGTTGTCGCCATTGTGGAAAGTGCATTCGACAATGACGCTGACATACACTCCGGCTTTTCCTTCGCCGTAGTGTGGCTCACACGACACAACGTTCGTGGAGAAATAAACATTTCGCTCGAGCAATCGCGGGCCGAGTATCGCCATCAGCTGGCCTTCGCCGATGTAGTTATACCCGAAATGCGGATTGCGTTTCGACTTCTCGATTGTGCCGAGGCCGTGTGCGACCTCGATCAGTTTTTTGACTAACGTGGTTTCTGTGCTTTTATTTTCCTGCTTCATTTGAGTTCGGTTCCTTTCTGTGCTTGGCGGTCGGCGTAAAAACCGACCGCCATAATTTTATTCGATGCCCTGCTGTATCGACAACAATTGTTTTTCAAGATCGTCGAACTGGACATAATATCTGGCACGTGGGACTAGGCTACTTCTGACCGCCGGAACTTTTCCGTCCGCGACGGCTTTTCGCATCACCGCTATCGGTGCCCACGGATACTTTGCTTTCAGCTGACGGAGTGCTTCTGCCAGCGGCAGGCGTCCGTCGCTTTTTTGTTTTATCGCTCGATTCATTTTTTGTCTCCTTTCGTGTTGCGGACGGAATGATTTTCAATGGCAGTCCGTTTGCCATTCGCTGTCCGCACAGACGGACGCGGCGCTCGTCGTCGTCGTTTAGATCGGCGAGAACGCTGTCCATTTTGCTGCGGTATTTTGCATTCGAGTGGAATCGCGCCCAGCGTTGCGCACGCTCGGCTACTTCATCATCGGTCAGGGTCATGCTGCGTGTTCTTTCTAGGTTGCGTTTAAACGCGGTTTGTTTGGTTGTCGGCTATGGTCCATCAGGCGGGACAGGGAAAACGATTCTAGGGCGGTTTATGGCGCGGGAATCGGCATCCTAGTGGCTGGTCTGGTGGCGGGTCGGGCTTATGGTGGAGGGTCGGACGGTAAATATCCATCCGGCATAGAAACCACAAACCCGTAAAAAGTCTGTGAAAAAAAGGGCGGCAGACGTTGGGCGCGGTCTGCCAGCGCGTGCTACTGCAAGCTTTGATTAATTTTAGTCAAAGCTAACTGCGTCCTGCGGGACAAGTCGGACTGACTGCGTCGCCGCATATGTCGCGGATTTCGCGTTCGGTGACAATGTCGATTGCCGCGTGCAATTCGGCGTCGCCGCTGAACGACTGGACGAATCCATCGTCGGTGCGGACTGTGCCGGATACACGCGCTGCTGTTTGGCCTTGCGGCGTAAACTCAATCGTGACCGAGAACGGTTTTTCCATGGTGTGTGTTTCCTTTCTGTTTTAGATCGCCAGCGATTCGTCTAGCTTGTCGTCGTTGAAGATCGACACGCGTTGCAATCGCTTGCGGACTTTGTCGCAGGCGCGTTCTTCGACTGTGCCAGCGCACCACACAATCTTTTGGATTGAATGCGCGCCTCCGGCACGGTGGCATCGACCGAGCGCCTGCTTCAAATCGATGCCGCTAAACGTTGGACTGATTAACACGAGGCGCGGTCGGCCTGTGCTCTTGCCGTGGAGCGAGATTCCGAGACCGCCCGCCTTAATGTTCAACACGATAAGGTTTTCATGGTCGGCGTTGAATCGGTCGATCAAATCTTGCCGCTGGTCCTGCTTGACTGCGCCCGTGATGGTGTTCGTGGTGCGCAGCTTGCGACAGACTTCGGTGACGGTCTGATCGAAATTAACGACCACGACAACGGACATGCCTTCGTCGAGGCCATCCTTCGCCATCTGCACGAACGTGGGAACTTTTAACAGTTCGACTTTCTGCCGCGCTCTTAACAGCTCGGTCAGAACACACGCGCCTTTGTCATCGGCTGCTGCTTCGCGCAGTTCTTCCAGCGCCTTGTGCATCTCACGGTAAATCGCCTCGATTTCCTCGGCGCTTTCCATCTCGTAGGGTTCACTGATGATTTGGGTTTGCGGGAACATGTCGCCCAAATCTGCGATACGGATGCGCGAGCCGTGGAGCGGGAAAATCTGCCGATGAATTTTCGACAGGACATTGCGACCGCCCATGAACTCTAAGCCGAATCGACCTCGCCGGACGCCATGCGTCATCATCCAGCCAAAGAATTGCGAAGGATGATCGACCAGCCGCGTCAGATACGAGACGAATTTCATGTGCATCGGGTTATCGGCTGCGGTCGCTGATAACGCCAACACTTTGAACTTGGACTCGATTGCGGCGACGCCGACTTGGCAATTCAACGTGCGATAATCTTTCATCCGGTGGCACTCGTCGAACACGAACAATCGGTCGACTGGATTCAGCCAGCGGAACTGAAAAACTTTATACGGCTTGCCGCGTGCGGAGACGCGTTCATGCCAGCGCCCGAACACGGTTCGTCCGGTGCGCAACATTTCGTAGTTCATGCAATGGCATTCGACTTGGAACAGCGCGGCCATTCTGCGCCACGGCGTGATGATGACCTTCGGGCAGACCACGAACAATCGCAGTCCGAGTATGAACGCGACGGCGCAGGCTACAGCGGTTTTTCCTGTGCCTGTGTCGCTGGCGTCGAGTGCGCCGTTGAATCTGTCGACTGCTATACACAGACGTTTGATTGACGGAAGCTGGAACGAATAATCTTCGCCAGTCTCTTGCCGGATTTGTTCGTAAATCTCGACAACGCGGTCGAATCGTTCCTGCATCGCCGGAGGCAAATCGGGTTCTGCGAGTTCCATCGCCACATCTGGAATTTCAAACGTCCTCATAAAAGTTCCTCCGTGACTTTGCGCCAGTCTGCGGGAGTCATTTCCTCCGGCTTGAGCGGCGCGGTTTCTTTCAACACGTGTGGGATAATGAGGACGGTTCCGTCCTTGGTTTTTGCCAGACGCCAGCTGTCGGCTTTTTTGATTATCCACAGCGGATTGCGAACAGCGGAGAACGTATCGTCGGCGCGGATAGTGATTCCGCCAGCGATGCGACCGACTTCCTCGGTGTAATCTTGTTGCACTTTTT